TTGATCATTCACAACTACATTATGTGTGAGAGCTACATTTACATTCTCTGTTATAGATAGCTGATCATTCACACTCACATTATGTGTAAGAGCTACATTAACACTCTCTGTTATAGATAGTTGATCATTCACAACTACATTATGTGTGAGAGCTACATTTACATTCTCTGTTATAGATAGCTGATCATTTACATCTATTACATCTATACCTCCAATTATCACAACACTAACACTTTCTGTTATAGATAATTGATCATTTACATTTATATTACTGAATAGTAATACAGAAACACTTTCTGTAATGGTGAATTGATCATTTATAATAGAATCACCTATTAAAATATCTGTTATAGATAACTGATCATTCACAACTACATTATGTGTGAGAGCTACATTTACATTCTCTGTTATAGATAGCTGATCATTTACAACTACATTATGTGTGAGAGCTACCGTAGAACTCTCCATTATCATCAAATCATCACTCACTACAACACTATTAGATGATAAAAGAGTAGAACTTTCCGTAATCATCAACATATCATTTATGTTGATATTACTAAAAAGTACGACCGTAGAACTTTCCGTAATCGTAAACTGATCATTCACACTCACATTATGTGTAAGAGCTACATTAACACTCTCTGTTATAGATAGTTGATCATTCACAACTACATTATGTGTGAGAGCGACATTAACTGTTTCCAAACTATATAATTGATCATTTGCATTCACACTGTTAAAAAGAAGCACGGTGACACTTTCTGTAATAGTAAGCTGATCGCTTACATTAATACCTGGGGCTATTTGAACTGTAACCGATGGACCAGTGATTGTGACTGTATCAGTATAGGTTCCATCACCACCACCCGGTGGACCAGAGGCATTGGCTACAACAATTGTTCCAGCTGTTGGGGCTGAAATGTCAGCAATTGTTCCACTAGTTGCAACAAAAAAACCATTCCAACTACCATATGGGTTTCCAGTTGCCGCCGTACCATTCCACGTCCAAACATAACTTGTTCCAGCACCAGAAACTACAACTCTAAGATTATATGTTCCTGCAACAGCACCCGTAACAGAAGTAAGAGAGGTTGTTGTATTATTACTATTTTTTACAGTAGACGCAGAAGAATCATTTGGGGGGGTTGAATCACTTACAACAATATTGTGCGTAAGAGCGACGTTGACAAGATCACCTCCAGATAAAAGAGTGTTTGTATCATTTACACCAATATTATGTGTAAGTGCAACTTTTACATTCTCTTGAGAAACTCCAGCTGTGACTGTAACGACATCGGTATAGAGTGTTGTATCAGAAGGAGGGCCAAACGGTGATGTTAAATCATCGAAAGTAAGAGTTCCGGCAATGCCACCATTGATTGATTTTGGCAATATGGGTAGTGCCCATGGACCAGTTATTATCCCACTAGAAACACCATTCCACTTAAATTCAAATGTCTTTGGAGCGACAGGATCAATAACTTGCGTTGTCAAATTATAATCACCAGATGTTGTTGCTCCAACAACGGTCAAAGTATCAAGAAATGTATTATTCGTTGATTTTGTTGCAGTTGCAGTAAAGGTACGATTTTCACTTACACTTACTATAAAACCAAACGTCACAGATTCTGTAATAGTAACTGTTTCTGGAATAGATATTGTAAGGTCTGTAGAATATGTAACAACAAGTTTAGGGTCTTCACCTGTTCCTGCTCTTTTTGCAGTACTTACTCCAAAAGAAGCAGTTTTATCTATGGCAGCTACAGCAGGAGAAGAATTATTCAAATCATAATTTCCATTTCTCAATCCTAACTTTGTATTTGCAGTTTTACTAATTCCAGCCAATCCACTTGCGTTCATCGCCATATCATTATATGCAGCGGTGGTTAGATTAGCGTAAGTAATTCTCGTAGCAAATTCTGTTGTTCCTAATTGACTATAATCAGAATTCGCTAAGGTAGTATCAGAAGCTGGAGTTGAGGCAACCAAAGTGAGGTCAGGAGTTATATTATTTTCATCTAATTTAGATTTTCCATAAATAGAAAAAGTTGCTGCAGAAATTGTTGCACTGGAAGTAAGACTTGATGTATCAAATAAGTAAAGAGACCTTGTTAAATTTAAAAATGGCGTTGAAGTGTTGTTAATAGAAACAATCTGAAAGGCATTTATATCTGCATTCACTGACTGTTGAGTTGTTCCAGCGCCGCTTCGAATAGTCGACCAATTTTCATAAGGAGAATCAGGAGTTCTACCTACAGAACCATCAAGAGGATTATTAGTCGCTATACTACCAGGGTATTGTGTCAAAGTAGCAAACCCATAACTCCATTGAGGAGCATATCTATCTGCGAATATCTCATCCCAATAATGTATTGCCCACCACATTAGTTTAAAGGCATAATATAATCTCTTACCAAACTTTGGATGAGTTCTAAAATCAGTAGTGAATTCTTTTTCATTGCTTACAACTGTATAACTATTTGGTTCAATATTTACTATTTTTGCTTCATATCCAATATCATTTTTTGTTATACAAAGAATCCTCCTAAATAATCGCTTTGTAATTTTAGAATTAAGCAACTTCAATAAAAAAGTTTGGTTCTTATCAAACCATTCTTTATTAAATGCAAGAAAGTGTCCTATGTTTTTATTCTGTTTTTCCATATTAAAACACTACAACTCACTTATTAGAACGGATATTAAACGTCAAAGATATATTCACTAATTCTGACAATGTGAAGATGTCAGTTATATTTATTACAATATCTGAGATTATTCCTGATATATTTTCTGTAATAGTGAACTGATCGTTCACAACCACATTATGTGTGAGAGCTACATTTATACTTTCTGTTAGAGAGAATGTATCTGTAACTGATATTGATAAAGTTTGCTGAAATTCCATCACGCCAGTAGAAACTTGGCAACTTCTTCTCGCATCAGTCCATGTAAAACCTATTGCAACAAAACCTGGTACTGCTTGCGCCAATCGGCATGATGCGATATTACCTATCGCACCTGTAAATACTTCATTAATGGTAGTTGTTCCGCCACTTACCGTTAGTGTTTGAGTGTCAGTTGATTCTCTGCAAGAAACAGTACATACAACTATTGTGTTCGCTATTGTTGTCGTTACTGAGGATAGTCTCTGAGTATTAGTTCCGTCTTCCGCATTGCTTGAAAAAGCATCTATTCCTGTTGCTTGGTCTGCTCCAGTAAAAGAAATTGCAGACGCAGAAACAGTATGTGAATTATTCCATGTAACTGCAACATTATTTACTCCAGTTGCAGGAGCAACCAATCTGTAACTATAGACAGTAACCGGAATAGATGGACTATTATCAAGAGCTACGAGAACACGAGTCATTGCAACACCACCGTATGTAACACCAGTCAAATCATCTACCGTTCCAGGCATTAAAACGTGTACTATCAAAACTCTATTAGCTAAAGAACTATTAGAAAGAGAAAATGTGAATCCAGAAGATGCACTTGTAGATTGTGTAGCGTTATCGAATACTAATGCCATATATTATATAAAAAGCCACAATCTACAAAGACAGTGGCTCTTTTAAATTCAAAATATTTATATAAACTGTAGGTGGTCTTGCAAAAGAAGATATACCACTGAATATAGAACTTACATTGTTCCATTGAACAATAAAATAATGATATATGTTAGACACTATCTGCTTTTTATTAAAAATACAAATAACATCAATAACAAATATCTTTTCTGAAATATGTATGTTAAGTGTGTTCATTTCTATATATATTAGTCAATCTTACCAAACACATCAACAAGAGGAACCCTAAGACTTACATCAACACCTAAATCTGCAGCAGGAGCAACATTCTGTCCTTCTACAAAATTCTTACAAAGTTGACATAACTCTTGTTCACTTTCCTCTATACCCTTATGCTTTAACTCATAGTGCTCATCAATCTTGCTCATATTATTACTTTTATGACTTATCTTTAATAAATTCTTTAGGAATTCCACCGAGTGGATACGTTCTACCCTGTTTATCAATATGTCCTACAAATATATTTGTGTCTACAAGAAATGGAAACTCCATCTCCTGATATTTATCCCATCCTGCTTTTTTAAATATACCATCTTTCATGAGTCTCGTACACCACTGTAAATCAGTTGTTCCAGAAAGCCTTACAAAACCATCTGTAGCGTTCCCAGAGCTCTTATCAGGCATTTCAAACACTCTTCTTGTAGTTATACCATTTACTGTATATTCAGGACTTTCATTCCATAATGCCTTAATAATTGATCCGTGAATAAGGGTAAATCCAAATGGTATACCGTCTACCCAAACCTTATCCCCAATCTTAAAATCTCTAAACGCTCCACTTCCTCTACCACGATACAATATTGGTTCAGTTGGTTGTGATTTCGTAAAATATAGCCCTGAGACAATAGGAACATCACCCTTCTGCATATACTGATTCACTCTCACAAAAGCATCGTCTGGAATCAAATTATCTTCCTCTATAGAAAGCATCCACTGGAAATCACCCTCAACGCAAGCCTTAGCAATAAGATTTTCTGCATCTGGAAGAAGGTATTCAACTGGTGCAAAGGCAGACATCCATTGTAACATTTCAACGTGAGACCAATTAGTGGGGATAATCTGACCGTATCTGTGTAGGACCCACTCCATTCTTACGGTACCTGTTGATGGAGTTGCTATGAGAATTCTATTATGCCAGTCTCCAGTATTTTTTATTAATCCCTTTGGTGGTTTAATAACTTCTTTCTCTACTATTTTTTTCTTCATATATATTTATCTTATTTTAATATTTTTAAAAATTCAGAGTCTACATTATATGATGGATCGATCCTTCGCTTTATTAATACAACCTCTATATTACCGTTTTCGTGCCAGGTGTTGAATTTAATATTCCAGGGCAAAGGACGATAAATAGAATACAATCCATTCTTATACCACTTATCTATTGGATCAAAATATGACCACGTTTCTTCGTTAACGAAGTTGCAATTTCCAACCCACGCAACATGTCCATTATATCGTGTAAGAATTGTATGATTTTTTTCAACTTTTACACAAACAATTTTTCCATCATACTGTTCTATAAATGGTTTTGGATAAAGCATTTTTTCACTCAATGGACAGACACTAACACGATATTGATCCTTTCTGACATACGACTTATCTCTTACTGGAGAAAAAAATTCTTTTCCCTCTCTTAAATAAATATGTGACCTAAATCCACACTTTAACGCTATCTCATTTACATCAGATGCCAATCTTTCTGATATTGTAGTATATGTATATCCTCTTTCATTATTATGCCACTCTCCATCACCCATCCTCAAAGATTCAAGAAGGCGCTCAAGAAGCAATACGCTCATTCCCTTGTATTCTACTGGAATATAACGAACATCTTGCTTTCCTAAATATGAGAGATGATCGAAAAGACTTTTTGAGTTTATTCTTATATAATTCTCATATTCCTTACTCTCAAAACCCATGCGTCCTACAAGAGAAGATATTTTGTTATAATTTTCAAGATTAGCCGCTTTACTTTGACAAATCTTCAAAAAACGACTCGATGAATCCTGACCATTTGGTGTTGTAAAGCATCCCTCTGATAATATCCATCCGAGAAGATCCATAAAATCTCCAGCATTGAAAGAAGTAGGACCGTTATCTCCTTCAGTTTTTTTAATTTCTACCGTATCAGGTTCGTCGCCAATCCATTTCGGAATTGTTGCTATCCCAACCCTTCCGAATGGAGTTTTTTCAAAGAACGAATCTGCACGTCTCTTCTCCCATTTTGCTACATTTCCTCTCCATTTTGAAATCATGTCATGATTTGGTGTCACCGCGATATTCACTGCACGATTTTCAAACCTAACTATTAGTCCTTCATAATCTTCATTTACAATACCTATACATTTTGAATATTCAGTTTCTTCAGTTTCAAGATTCATAGTAAGTACTTCTTCGCCAATTTTCACATCCTGCATTTTTTTAAAACCATCTTTTGTTAAAACCTCAGCTCCATCTACTAGGCAATGCGTGGGATCCCTAAACATCCCCTGTGACGTTGCATATGGCGCTGCTATAAGGAATTCACCGTCTGGTTTCAAAATACGCCACACTTCATTCATAAATGCGATGAACACGCCGCCATGAGGGTTAATGTGCTCTACTACATGTGATGCCATCACGAGTGATGCGCATTCATTGGGTAGTGGCCATGGGAACTTTTCAAGGTCATGCACGATATCTACACCGGGTTCTTTTCTATAATCCATTCCAACAAAGCCTAGTTGCTTATTAGCCCCGCATCCAACATCGAGCCTAATCCCTTGCTGATTCTTTTTTAAAATTTCAATGATCATCGGATCTACATATCTTTTACTTACACTCTCTTTTTTCTCTTTTATCTTTTTCTTCATAAATCTAAATAATAATTAATATTTTATATTGTTTTCTTCTAAAAGTTTTTTGAGATTGGCATTTTCTATTTTAATATCATCTACTAACTTCACGGCATCAAAGTGAGCCTTTGTATGTGCCTTACGAGATGGTAGAAGTTCAAGATTTTCTAACCTGTTGTCATCTGATATTCCATTTAAATGATGGACAACCTCTTCTGGATTTAAATGTCTTCCTATACTCTTTTCAACCACCAGTCTATGCTCCATCACATATCCTTCTTGAGTAGAAAATGGATGTTCTGGAGAATATATTGAAATATACCTTCCCTTAACACCAGCTCTTCGTATTCCACCTTTCCAGTTTGCAGCGTCAGAACCCATTCTTTTCTTTGTATACCTATTCATCATGGCCTGCTTTATCCCTCTAGTACTAATTCCGGAATACATTACAGCAGAACGAACATTTCCTACTGTTGAACATATTTCTTTAGCTATTTGTCTTAAGGATTTTTTCTGTACAACATATTGATCCTTTAACCACTCTTTGTCACGAAGGAATACATTTTCTGACACCCTACCCTTAACGCTTAATCCGTGATATTTAAGTGCCCTTACTACCGTCTTCTGTGAGCAGTCGAGTAGTGTTCTAATGTCCTCGACACTTCTATCCGTATTGACATAATTTTCTATAAGAAAATCTTTATCAACATCCTTATATGTTCTCATACTATTTTGTCTTTTATGACTTAATAATACAAGTATAGCAGAATTAAATAGAAGTGTCAAGTAATTATACGTTGCTACTGATCAGAACCTAATCTGATATGTGGCATTAACATTCTGATTAGTGGCACATGAACTTGATGCATACGTATTTCCAGCGAACAATGTTCCTGTAGCAGCAGTCGAAGTATTGAACAGACCAATGTTCGAAATATTTCGAGTTGCGGTTACAAATGAGTTTGCACTTGCAAACTGTCCAGTGAACTGAGCAGTCTTTGATGCAACAACAGAAGTTGAAACTGCCTGTCGTCCAGCAGCTTCTGCAAGTTCTCCAGCAAGCGTTGTATCAGATGCCGCAGGAGCACCACCAGTACCAAGAGCCAAATGAGTCACTGCCTTTGTTCCAGCAGCACCACAAAGGTTATTGATAAGGTATTGGGTAATACCATCGTTGGTGACTTGGTTCTCCTGCCATCCAGAATCCCCAACAACACCCTTTCCATTCTCAGTGATCTGCACGCGAAAGAATCCACGTGGATTCGCGCTGTCCTTTATAGATTTTCTCATACTGTTTGTAGAGTTAAGTCTAAATTATTAAGCTTAATATGTTTTAGACTCTTCCAATAAATAATTATGTCGACCGATTATTTTTGAGGAAGAAATCCCTCATATCTATATTTATATCTTCATAATTATTCATATGTTTATATTATATCATGTTTTTTTATTCTTAATAGATCGCCTCATCTGGTTATATAGTTCTTTTAATTCTACCATAAATGTTTTATAAAATGAATCTATATATGTATTTCCTTTTTTCATAAATGTATTTAAGATCTTCTGTGACCGCTCTTTTTCTACAGAAATTTTCTTTAAAAGAGTAGACGCACAAGCTGTAAGCATACATTATTACTTAAGAATAAGCTTCATCATTATTCCAACAAATATAGTTATAATGACGCTACCGATAAAAACATTCCTCAACCACTCAAATTCTTGTTTTCCAGCATATTTTCTATCAGCAGATTCAATGAACGTATCGAGTTTTGTTCCAAGTTTAACCTGTCCAGTATGGATATCCTCGATTTTATCCTTCATATATTCTATATCTTTGCCATATTCGGCTATTTTTATCTCTGTCTCCATAATATAATATTTTTACGGAATACGAAGTCCATAACGCACCTTTAATAAATTCGCTAACATTGTAAGGAGTGTACCTATCGTCAATTGAGCATAAGCTGGATAAGATATAATGAACTGATCTACAATCATTGGAAGTCCAAATAATATTCCATATTTTAGACTCTTTAAAAACATCTGCTTGAAGTCAAATTTCATATAATTATTCATTTAGAAATTCTCTTTAGGGAATTCAGCCCACAATTCTGCAGGAACAGCACCTCCTCCTCCATTACGAATAATATGAGTCAATGCAAGAAGTCCAGCTCTTTCTGAAGTTGTCAAAAGAACTTTTCCTCCTTTAATAATTCCTATTTCACCCGTAACACCATTCTGAACTATTTTATTATCATTCTTCTCTAAATATTCCATAGCTTTAATTGTTGAAGGTTTAATAAAATTATCCGTCAATACAAACACAACCATCACACCATTATTATTAAAATAATCATCATTAACATATCCATAACCATTTTCTCCCCAACTTTCTCCCCAACTATTTATAAATTTTATTGCCTTTATACCATTCCTTCTACATGGTTTTACGCCACAAATTGCATGCCCCCAATCCCCTGTTCCTATTTTTACATCAGGTGTATGCCATGTATCATTACTTCCCCTGACTCCAATCATACAACTTCCACTATCTCTTATTGCAGAGGCAACAGAATCAATGTTATTAGCAACAATAGCATATGCTGAATCCCCATATATATCATATAATTTAGCTAATGATAATACTGATTCAATTCCAGTTTTATCCCTCATATGTTCTTCAGTTTCTGGATCACTATCAAAATCAGATTCTAACGCACTTCCAAGTTTTACTAATGTATCCATACCATCACGCATATATGCACCTTTGCCAACACCAAGGGAGATCTGAGAATAAAAAAACCGTGCTGAAAAATCTTTCATTACACCTGTTTTTTTATAATAAGATATTTCAGCAATAGTTGCAGAAGATTGTCCAACACAACTAGAACTACCATTTTGATCTTTTACCTTTATTGGAACATCAAAGACAATCTCTTTTGTCCAGTCATAGGAAAGGGTTAATTCTGCTCCAAAAGTATAATCTCGCTCATCTTCTTTATGAACTGCACCCTTCCCAAATTGTTCAATATTATTTTCCATATATTATTAGAGTAACATTGTTACACTTTCTGTAATAGTAAACTGATCATTTACACTCATTGAAGGATCTCGATTTACTGTTACACTCTCTGTAAGTGTAATTACATCATTTACATTAGCTATAAAGTGAATAAATGGTGTCACACTCTCAGTAATTGTACTAGTATCATTTACACTAATATTAGAAGCAGAGACGGCCCCTGTTACTAATTCAGTAATCGTAAATTGATCGTTTACGGTCATTGTAAGGAAATCAAGTGGAGTTATACTATCAGTTACCGTTAACTGATCATTCACACTGATACTAGGTATTATGAATGTACTTGCAGATGTTGTTCCATTGAATAAATATCCCTGCATGTCTTTTGCCTGCACATAAGATACCTCTAAACTGTCAGAAACAGAGTTAAGAAAATAAATACTCATCGCATGTTTTACAACAGCAGAACTATTTAAAAATGAATAACGTGCTCCATTTATTTTAAATGTAGCACTAAATCCATTCCAAATAACCTCATATCTTACCGTTGTATTTGTCCAAGAAGAATCCCATGTTATAGTTTCTGTCTCAGTATTTCCATCTCCATCTATTGTCTCTGCCTGAAATACAGTCCCATTTATACGAAAGCCTACATATGCGCCAAGCGCTTTTTGCGCAAATCCAAACCTTCGAGAATGTCCTGCAGTAGGTGCAACAGGAATAGTAAGATTCATTACTAACCTTCCTTTATAAATATCACCGTAGTGGATACATTCAGCAGAATTGACACGAATACCATTTCCAGTAGCAGTTACAACACCAGATAATGTTCTCCATTGAGTTGTATCGTACCCCTGACGTTGTGCGTCATAATAAAAGTTTATTCTATCATTTGACATATAAATTCTTAACCTTTAATAATCATGATTACCAACCAACAATATAATTATACAATATATTAATATATTATTCCACAGTTTTTTTCATAGGGGGTCTTCCACGACGAACCTTTTTCTCTCCATCTTGGTCAACATAAGCCTCATTTGCCTCTATTGGTTCTGGTTGTACACCCAAAACCTTATTTACATCAATATTTTCACTATTTTCGTTACTTACATCATTTTTTTCTTCTACAGAATCCTCAACTTGTTGTTTGTTCTTCTCTTCATGAACCTTAGTTATCCCCTTAAGAACTGATTCTATAACACCTGGAAGCATCTCTTTTACCCTTGCAGAGGCTAAATCATCTATTAATTTGTTCATTTGAGGCGTTAATTGAACATTTTTTGCTGATGATTTCATGTTTTCAACATGTCCATATTTTATCTCTTGAATTATATGTCCAGGTTCAGTTTCCTGTCTATTATAAGCATATGGATCTTTTTGAACTTCCTCAACACATATAAAGTCTCTATCAAATGCTGGATGATTAATCATCATATCAATCTGTTCCTGTTGATTTATTATAGCAATACCATCCTGAAACTTTACATAAATACCGCTAACCGGTTCACGACCTACTATTGCAGATCCTGGAATACCTGGTCTTAAAACTACACGTAAATTACTTGATTTTGAAACAAACTTCATAAAATATAATTCATAATAATTATGCTAAAGAAGGGGGTACAGAAAAATACCCCCCCTTTTTTATTCCTACTCAATAATACCAGAAATACGAACGAAATTACTCGTAGAGTCAGTAAGAGTAGCAGCGTCTTTAACAAGAACAATAATGTCCTCATCAATACCACCAGTTATCTTACCTTCACCATTTGCAAAACGAATCGTAGTCTCTGTTGTATCAACAGAAAGCGCTCCATAAAGCTGTGTTTCTGTTGTTTTCTTTCGCTTCCAAATTTGGACACTATCTACCGCTGCTGTTCCCATATTTACAGCATAAACAATCTCCTGAAGATGAACTCTGTGATCACTAGGAGCATCAAATTCTCTTTTCGGAGAGAGGCACGTAGCAATCTGAAGCGACGCAGACGTATCCTGTAACACATTCCAGATAGTACCACCATTTTCAGCCGTTGCTGAAGTAATAGCACCATCTAAAAGTGTAGATGCACTCGCTTTTGAACGAAGAGCATCAAGGATCTTCGCTTCCCAACGTCCTGTTGCATTAATCTGATCAACAACAGCTCCATAGGTTGTATACGTTGCAAAGGCAACCGTATCTGTCGTTGTACTTCCAACGAGAACAATGTTTGTAGCAGTTGTAACTGTTACCGAAGTAGCAGTCTCTGTACCGAGCTTACGAAGACGAATAGCAACAGGACCATCAGTTCCTTTCTGAAGAACTGTTCCTGAAGCCGCTGCTTGACGTACAAGCAATGAATCTAAACTTGCCATATATATCGTTGATTAACTTTTAAACCGGCAATAACCCGTGCCATTTCGGGGGTAGGAATAAAACCCTACCGGAGAGAGAAGGAGCTAGATCTCTATATTTAAGATAAATTCAAATTCTTAAATATTCTTGATATTATTTTGGTAAATTCTTCATATCCGTGAGCACTTTTCATCTTATTACACGTAGAGCAGCACGGCAAAACATTACCTACCTCATAACCGATAGAACTATCTATTCTGTCAACACCCATTGTGGGTGAATTTATTCCACAGTAGTGACATTTACTAGAAACCAACACAGATAAGGTGTCTACAGATATACTAAATGCCAATTTTCTTAATCTAGCATTCTTTGTATAAACATAATATCTACCCCTCACTGTCTCCCTTCTGTATCTGTTAACCCTTATTTTTTGACAGTCTTTACAAATACTTTTCCTAGAGTTTTTACTGTGACTTTTATTTAATGGAAAGAATTCACGTTCTTTATATTCGTCACATACCCGACAATGCAATCTTTCCTTTAACTTTTTTTCCATAATACAGAGATCTAGCTCCTTCTTTTTGTGATTTATTGTCCCACCCCTCCGTAGGACATTCCTAGCTCAACGAGAGACTAGGAAAAACAAGCTGTATTCTACGACGTGACCCCTTTTAAAAGGGCATGTTTAGCGCTCTGCGCTCTCTGCAAACCTACTTCACTAAGATATTGATCAACAATACCGTCTGCGTCTGGCGCTTGGATGTTGGTCTGAAGTTGCGTATCGCGATTATTCATATAGCGATAGGCAAAACATTCCATATCAAGCATAAACGCATAACCGGCATAATCTTCGACAAACAATGGATTATGAACAATGTTCACTGTTCCAAATGCTGTCTGCCATTGGCTGATCTTCATACCGTATGTGGTGTCCAATGGTTTTGTGAGAATCTGTCCACGGGCGATTTCATTGATTGCCTGCAAGACGACACCGCCTGCAAAAAGCATCTTTGTATCATTACCGTAGGTAAATCCTTCACGTAGGAACGTGTTCAAATCAGGAGCAGTCAATGGACCGCCTTGGTTCTGAACATACGAGTTACCACCCTCGATGAACTCTAGCATACCGCCAGTGGAACGTCGTGGATGGCTCTGTGTTCCTGTGTCTGAATTTTTTTCACTGAACCAGAATGCACGTTCAATCAATTTTGTTATTACCCATTAAGGGTAGGTTGATCATTTCTGTCAACCTCTCTATGTCGCCATAGAGTTCAGACTATATCATTATCCATTTTAATGAACTTCCCTCCAACCCTATCTCTGCTATTCGCAAAAATAGACATCTTCTGTTTTGTTTCATCTGTTATGGATATACCTCGTTTAGTCGTTGAACCTGGAAATAAAACCTTATATTCTTCAAGTCTATTTTGCTTTCTTCCTATATTGAAGTATAGACCGTTTTCTATAAAGCTTTTCTTATTAAACGTAAATTTAGCGAAAATCTTACCTGACTTTAATATCTCTCTAGTGATTACTCCAACCCTTATACCATTATTTTGGCAGAAAGAATGAAGTTCATATACCCACAAATCACAAGCTCCTATACCTATCTTTAGATCACATACTTTATGACCATTATAGATATGTTCTCTTGTTTTAGATACATACCCTTCACTGTCGAGTAATCCAGATATTAATTCTCTTTGTAGAACTTTATCCCACTCAGAGAAGTCTATTGGAAGATTCTTTCTATTATGAGTGATTTCTTGAAGTATATTGCAAAACTTCACGTCACTCAATCTTGTAGAGAACACCTTCTTATTAGCCTTAGTAAGTCTATTCTCCTCACCAATACTAACATTATTCTCACTTAACTTTTCAAGATTACTAACTGTCTTCTTTACAAAATCATGGTCTATCGCTTGTAACATAAATGTTCTTTTGTCAGAACATATCGACCCGTCTCCTAAAAAGACTCCTAATATATACGCTAAATTTTTGTTCATATTTCCTTGGCTGCGGATTGTCCCCACTAATTCATTGTTGCTCTTTGGCAGAATTAGATACTTGGGAGTTTCCCGCAATTAAGAGTTATTTAATTATGATGTTACCACCATAATGGACACTATTCTATCCAAAGCGTGTTCTGTTCCCTTCTTTGCTCTCTGGTAAGGAAGCATTATTGTTACATTCCATTAAAGGAATGGCATAGTCATTTCTGCTATGCTCTACGTGTCTCCATCGTAGATCGGACTATATCATCTCCCATAGGGAGTTTAGCGTATAGTCTCTGGGGATTTAAGCACGCTTTAACAGTTTTAATTGTTCATATATCTCATGATCCCTTTCTATATAAGGGACATTTTTATATACTGCCGATCTTCTATTAAGAAACTCTTTTACAAGAGCTACTTGTTCTTTTTTCGTTACAGTATATTCACTAATGAGATCAATGAACTTCTTTATTCGTTCAAATCCATTTACTTCCACTACCCAACTTTCTCTCCACCCTTTTTTTGATGGACGATATTTTATGTAGTGAGTAACATTGAACGATTTTAACTGTTCTGATAGATAATCTATGGTTTTTTTATCCGTGTTAGCGATAACGACACTTGGTCTATAAGTATCTTTATAATGAGGCTGTCTTTTATCAGTCCTCTTCCAAAGACCTATATAACCTTCTCCATCAAAAAAACCTGCTATCCATCCTATCGTACTTAGCTTTCCTGCATGATTGTCTCTATCCATAACATTATTACCTAAGAAGTAATTATGGCTTAACGAGATGTTCCAGCATATGGCTAAATTTTACAAGGACCATTCTCTTAATCCTTTCCTCCGTAGAGGTTGGCTTCCTTCTCAGTATTACTCAAGGCAATAGTTGTCTTGAAAATCTGTTACAATCTTGACATCATTTTTAATGTCTGATAAGATTACCTTATCACTCATATTCTCATATGAGGAGCGACTATATCTTCACTAAACCTTAGTGTTCGACGTATAGTCTGTGAGAATTTAACTTAACTATATCTATGAATATCAACAAAACATGCAAATTGTGCTCTCAACCTTTTGAAACTAATTTTAACAATAAAATTTTTTGTTCTAATAAGTGTAAGGATGAATGCTGTAAGTTTTTTCCACGGCGGGTGTCAGATGAGAAAAAATGTATTATCTGTGATAATATATTTACTCCCAAAAGAGAGAGTACAAATCTATGCTCTAGAAAATGTATAGACATATCCTATAACAATAAACGTCCCAGAAAAACCGATAAGAGATATCATGAAACGTTAGCGATAAAGAAAAAATCATTAAATAAAGAACAATTAGAAATAATCTATGGTTCTATATTGGGTGATGGATTCTTATCACTACAAACAGACGGTTTCCACCGCTTATCTTTATGTCATTCTGAGAAACAATTAGACTATTTAAAGTTCAAGATGTCTAAATTATCTATTATATTTAGACAGAAAGAACCTAATAGATTTGTAAATCCAGAACACCTATATAAAGATTACATCATGAAAGAGAAAGTTCAGTATCATGCTCATTCTATATCCCATCCTTCTTTAACTAATCTTTACGGAATGTGTTATAGAAATAAGAGACAAATGATAGACAGAAGATTTTTAAATCTTATGTCTGAAACTTCTCTTCTTATTTGGTTTTTAGATGATGGATGTTTAGATAAAAGAAATAGAAATTCTATATTATGCACTAATTCTTTTTCTATTTCTGAAGTATCTGCTATAAAGAAGTGGCTTTGGCAAAGATTTAAACTTACTGCCAAAATCAGAACATCTTCCGGATATCCAATCATCTCATTCTCTGTGGAAGAAACTCGTAACCTTGTTGATATTTTGAGGCAAAGCCCCATTTTCAATGAACTTCCTGATTGTATGCTATATAAGCTTACAATCAGACCATATAATTAAGTTATCTTTTCTGCTGATTGACCCTATTCATAGAATTTTCAGGGTTCGCCGGTAGGTCGCCCCAGCCCGGTATCCTATCTATGACTTAACAGGTTATCCCAGCATATAGTCGAATTTTACTACACCCAGATTGGTTGTTTCAAAGTGTAGTTTGTTTGGGCAGATGATCTTGTTGCGTTTACATTTCGTGCTCCAGCATTCTCTTCACTTACATTACCAACGATGAATAATCCATCGCCAGCTGCACCTGCTGCAGCAGCTGTTGCTCCATATGAGCGAGTAGCTGTAATAGATGTTGTACTTGCAATAGTCAGAACAACAAGATTTTCTCCTGTACGAGCATTCTTAATTACATCTCCAACTGTGAAGATATAAGCTGAACTTGAACCGGCACCAGTTACACTAATTGTATCAGTGCCTGCGGTATAAGTTGCACTTACGCGAGCATATCTACCACCATAGAAGTCTTCGAACCACTTAAATTCCGGATTTCCTGTAGCTCGTTTGAGCATTGAGGAACCCTTCCATCCTTTTCCATCGTATGTTTTACCTACGTTTGTAAGTAATGTAACTAATGGATGCTTATTCTTGTGTTAACTGCATGTCGCCATGCAGATCAGACTATATCTTCACCCTTTTAAAAGGGGACTAGCGTGCAGTCGTTGAGGCTACCAAACATCTTCTTACCTTTCTATCTAACATAAAGAAGAGTCCTGCATTAAAGAAACTTATTGGTTTTACATTAAATCTACAGAATATTTTTCCATTTTTTGTTATAAATTCTTCCATTTTTAATGGTATAACATTTAATGATATCAACATATTTCTAAATTCAATTATCCATGTAGATTTTATTCCTCCAATACCAATTCTATACTGAAATAATCCTGGATATTTTTTTCTTTCAGTCTTACTTATCCATCCATCTCCATCCATTACACCAGCAATAAACCATTTTTTTATGTTTAATTCAGAATTTAATATCTGTATAGGAATCTTAAATTTATCTTCTGTTATTTTTTTAAAAAATTTTGCATATTCACCTATACCAAGTTTTATTACATACCTATCACTCTTATTCCAACCTTTTCTTTCACATCTTTTTCTTAAATATGCTTTTGTAGTTGGTATAAATATTTTCCAATATTCTAATACTCTTTCAGCAAAATCCTTATCAATAACTTGAAGATTGAAATTACATTCTGTAATTGATGCATCTGTTAAATAAACACCAATTAAATAAGCAAGTTCTTTATGCTCTATTTGGTCTTGCCTGCTGATTGTCTCTAAAACAATATTTTTACACTTAGGTAATTGATCTTTCATATATACTTATTATAGCACATTCTTAACTACTTGTCAAGTATATATACGAGAGTTTCCAGCATATAGCTAGTTTTCCTTATAATCTTAATGCTCTCCCATTATTACTAATAGGCGACCCAATAAGTCTAGGTTCAAGCAAGAAGATCTTATCTGTAGCATCGACGATTAATCGTCCCTCTGCATCAGATGTGGTAGTTGTTCGCCCTGCATTTGCTGCTGTTAATGTAATTGCCGCTCCCTGGTCATGGGTCGGCTCGGTGTAGTGATTGATATTTTCTAAGGAATAATTATTTCCTACCTACGCTCTCACGTAGGATTAGACTGGCTCATCATTGTTTTTTGAACAATGTTTCACGTACAGTCGTTGAGGTTGACACTGTTTTGGTTTTGTGTTATAATAGATATATAAAAATTAATATCTATTTTATGAACAAAACATGTAAATTCTGCAATAAATATTTTATAGCAGAGGGTAAAAATTCATGGAAAAAATTATTTTGTAATGTGATCTGCCAACAAGAATTTTGGTCTATTCAAAGAAACAAAACAGGTATAAAGAATAAACCATCTAGAGATCTTGCCAATCGATATAAGAGTAACATTCTTACTGACAAGCAAATACAAATATGCTTAGGAGGAATGATGGGTGATTCATCTATTAATATTAGACCAAACGGAAGGTGTAGATTATTAATGAATCATTGTGAAGCTCAAAACAAATATTTAGATTGGAAGAAAGATATATTATATCCTTTTATCATCCAAGCTAAGGCAAATATTTGTCTTAATAAAGATAGGGTAATCAATGGAGTAGAGATAAACTCTACGCCTTCCTACCATTACGCAAGTATCCAACATCAATATTTTACAGATCTTTTTGGACTATTTTACACAACATACCTAGGAGAAAAAAGAAAGAGAGTAAATATGAACATATTAAATATGTTACAGCCACTAGCTATTCTTATTTGGTTCCTAGATGATGGTTGCTACTATTCTCAACCAAAGCATTCATCACACACCATGTATCTATCGACATATCGCTATACATTAGGAGAACATCAAACCATGAAAAAATGGTTCTGGCATAAATGGAGAATAGAAATGACTATTACTCCAACAAATCAGAATACTAAATTCATATTACGTATGAATAAAGAAAATATGATTAAGTTTAATAACTTATTCTTATTCCAATTTAAGGATGATGTACCGGAATGTATGCATTACAAATTCCCGAATTTTTAACAGTGCCTTACCTGCGGATTGTGATTATCCATGAAATTATTAGGGTTCGCTGCAAGATTACTCCATACAGTATCCTATCCATGGCCTAACATCGGTTCCCCGCATATAGTGAAATTTTACATCCGCGCTACATTACGTTCACGGATAAACATTAGGCATATAACAACTGTTATTATTTATTTACTTAAATTGTCAATGAACACCTTACCCTATTGTCAGAAAATATTTGGATTGGTTCTACCAGCTATAAGCCGATCAACAACCTCTCCAGTATTAGGCACATAATAACTTCCAGACTGGCCACCACCTGGAGCCTGTCCTTTTTGATATTCAGCTGCATCTCTTTCTGCACGCTTCTTAGACTCAACTTCTGAAACCTCACCTTTAACCGCATAATATGCGATCTTGATATCAGTCACATCATGTTCGTCTATCCAAGTATTTATCCTATCAGCATAATCTGCGAAATCAGGAGTATTTGCTATGAATTCATTAACGCCAACCTCAAAATTCCTCATTTCCTCTGATTCTTTTAAATCTTTTCCAAGTTCACGTTTCACTTCGCCTACCTTTTCTTCAATAAGCTTCGTGAGTTCTTCAGCGCTTGCGGAAGAATAGGCCTTTTTGCCTAATTCTTTCTGTACGTTTTCATGGGCTTGAGTGACCACCTTTGCATCGCCTATGGTAACTTTGTCCTCTAATACGGCTTTCGCCAAATCAGTGTCAATTTTACCATCAACGATTGCCTGAACAAGTTCAGGACTTTTGTCTAATTTTTCAAGGAGTGGTGAAATTCCCTCAAAGAAACTTCGAAATTCCCCTAATTCATTTCCCATTCCTCCCATTTTAGACTCTAACTCTTCATATAACGCTTTATAATCAGTTCCATCTCCAGATGGCTGCCCAGCTGAGGCTGGACCATTGTCAGGGCTACCCGGCATCCCACCGGACCCAAGGTTTGGATCAGTCATATTTTTCTATCTTCATAATTAATTAATAATGAACACTTTTCTAGCTCTTTTTAAACTTTTTTCCGGAAAGTTTCTTTGCAATAGCCGCAAGATCTACCTTACCACCACCCATATTACTCATTTCACCGCTCATATGCCTTTTCATTGCATCACCGACAATATCACACTTCATTGACTTCATTTTTCCTTTATCCATCATATGTTTATGATATTTTCTTTAATTTCTTAAGCTTTTTCTTTAAAACACTTTTCTTCTTTGCCTTCAATGATCCTGCACCGACCTTTAGACGACCACTGTCAGCTGAAGATAATGTAGAAAGCACACCTGTCATTTGTGGCAGTGAAGACATTCCCATAGGTGCTGCACTTGGTGGCATGCCTAAAGGCATATGACTATTTTTCATCATCATACTATTTTTTATTAATATTCTTTAATTTTTTAAACTTACCACTCTGTTTTCCTAAACCACTCTTCTTTTTCATATAATTTCCAAAATAGTCTTCTCCTTCACTTTTCTCTTCTTGAGCGTATCCCTTCTTTAGTTTCTTATTGAGAAGTTTCTTTTTCTTCTCCTGCAATGTTGCCATATATTAATAAATTAATATATTAATTATTTAAATTTACTTAATGTCTTAGCCAAAATAGCACGCTTACGTAAAAGAGGATTAGAAGACTTAGCAGCTGAACTTATTTTTGAAGCTGATATCTTCTCTCCTTTAGGTACATTTAATTGTTCATGGAGTGCACCTTTTTTCATATGCATTCCCTGTATCCAATTCCCTGGCATAGTATTTAAAATTACTTATTAGTTTAATTATACCACAAAAATTATTTCTTCCTATCAACCTTATTTACATTATCCTTTAATACCAATATCCCCTCTGGCAAATCAAGTATACCACTTATAACACCCTGATATCTTGCCATTGCTGTCTGATCTTTAAATGGATCTAATGTAAACAATCCATTCTGTGCCATCATCTTACGGCTATATAGATACTTCATAATAGCTATCCAGTGTCTTGTTGATGTTATACCAATAAGCAATGACTTCATCTCATCATTTTCCATTTCATTACATTGGTCAATAAGCTCCTTTGGAAAATAATCTTCAACAGTACGTTGTCTTGAGTTCTCCGTATTCATAATTATAATATATTATTTAATAAATGTTTATTGATTTTCTGCCATAATGTTCTGATTCTCGCCTGCTTCTGCCCTTCTTTTTGCTTCATCTTTAAGTTTTTTACCAAGGTCAGGTTGAAGGTTTGCCTTTCCATAAAACTTTTTTGGATAATTTTTTATCCCACTTATTATATCCTTCATTAAATCTATTTTCTTATCTTTTTTTACACCTTTCATTTCACTTAGATTTTTATATCCCCATCCTATAGGATTTGCCATATAAAATAATTAATACTTATCGTTGAATATTAAACACTCTATTCATTAATGCACTCTCAGGATTTGAATTTTTCTTTATATTTATATTTGTATTAACCTTTCCACCCCTATTAAATCCTCTAGGATTTGCACCCCTCTGATCTAATACACCCTTCACAGTAGGCGGTGGACCTCCCCTCAAAAGATTTATAGGCCTTGAAGCTATTCCGTATCCCGAAGGTTCTGCGCCACCTGCACCTCCCATAGCCTGTTGCTGTTGCTGTTGCTGTTGCTGCTCTGCCATAACCTTCTCTACCCCTTTTGGAGCGACCATCTGCACTATCTGTGCCATCATTTCAGGAGATATAGCTCCACCCATTTCAACTCCTTCTGGCAATGGAATACCTTGTGGTTGTGGTTGAGCCATCTCTGCTCCTTGACCTTGTTGTTGCAACATCATAGCCTGTTCTTCAGGAGACATTTGTTGTTCTTGACTTTGCTCCATCCCTGGTTGCATACCCTGTTCTGCATTTTCTGCAGCAGCTATTGAATCTATACTCCAGCTCCAATCATATAAAACCTTAGTTGTAAGTTTCTTTGGATCAATAAATGGAAGATTAATAAGAAGCTGGAACAAATCCATATCCTGTTTCTTCTTAACATCATTCATACCAGTTATAGATGGTATAACTGTAGCTTTATAATCAAACTTACCTTCAAGGTCATCTTTTTCTATAAGCGGATATGTTGGCTGACCATTCTCACCAAGGATCCTAATATACATTGGCTCTGTAAAGAATTGTCTCTCCATATCCATCCAATACCTCAAAACATCACTAAATGCAGATCCTAAATGATTAATAAACAATCTGACACGTTCTAATGTTGATTCTCTAAGATGACGTACTTCAGTTGCACTGGCTCCTGCATTCCCAGTTCCCATTGAGAAATCATCAACACCAGAAGAATATCTCATATCTGCCTTCAAAAGATCTTCTTCTTTATACGCACTAGCCTTAATATCACTGAATTGAACCTCTCTAACGCCATTAGGATCAACAGAATATATAATACCAAATGGTCTTGTTACAAGTTCATCCTTATTAACATTAGCAAGAGGATTAACAATCCACATCTTATGAATACTCAATGTCGTTGCATCAAGCCTCTGATTCTTAATCTGATTAAGCATAATCTGAGGATTTTCCAATAACATTGGTATACCGTATCCCTCAAACTCATTTGGTAACTTCAAATAAGGTATTTCTATAAATGGAGCTTCCTTAAAATCATATGCAATTGGAACACTTCCGCCACTAAGAATAGGGACATAAGATCCACCAACCATTACAGCAAATTCATCATCAAATGGTCTCCACCATTCAAAAACTTCATACATTTGAAGTCTCTGGTCTCCATATATATTATATCTATCATCTCCTATTCCTCTATTACTAACAATTGAAGTCTGACCTTTAATAATATATATATGATTTGACTTTACCAACTGCCTTACAGAAGCATAATCAGTTAAATCTCCTCCCCAATTTAAAAGAGCCATAGCTAAACGCTCTGGATCTGCTTGTGGATACTTTCTCTTTATTTCAGGAGCGGTTAAAACAAGACGTTTAAACCAATATTGCTTACTTTTCCTATCTATATTATGCCAATCATACCAAAGACTGTAATTATCTACCCATTCACAAAATGGAGCATCATAGAAAGTCTTTTTCTTCCACTCATACTTATATTTCTTAGAAAGAAGATCTTTTGTAGATAAAAATCTATGTTCTCTTACATCTTTCTTCCAACTTGTCTGTAGATATCCAGTTCCATATATTAATGATGAACGAACAGCCAATTCTGCCGTATTGTCCATTTCAGATATCTCCCATAGATAATCACACAGCATCTGTTGTTTTGGAGCCTTTAATTGATCATCTTCAGTTCTGCCTTGAACGGTAAAATCAGGTCTTGCGTCAAGAATACGAGGCATTAATGTTTCAACAACAGCATTTATATATGGAACAAAAATATTTGCCTGCCAACTCTTGATCTCCTTTTGTCTATCTCCCGTATATGCAATATATAATTTATATGATCTATCTAGTCTCGGTTTTATTGTATTTAAAAAATAATTCCTAGCATCTTCCATTTGTAAAAAGAATAATCTACGGAGTTCTAATTCATGTTCTCCATAATCACTAGGATTATAAGGTTGTTGTTGTGCCATATATTAATACTGAATAGATATCCTAAGTTTATTATAACAAAATTTTTAATATCTGTATCTAATAAGAAAAACCACTAGGGAGATGTGATGCATAATTGAGCTGAGTGAGTGGTTTATCATAAAGAACTTTAAATCCTTGATATCCTATGCCGGTTGCCATAATTGTATCATCATGAAACCCTGGCTGTGGCTTCATATTATTAGATGCATCATAAATGAACGTAGACATCTCATCTAAAATTTCCTTACTATGTATTATTAAAGTCTCATCTCTAACTGCTTGTGCAAAATCATCTATCAATAATGGCCTTGTAAGTTTTGTAGTCTTCCACCCAAGTTTTACACCCCATGCAGACGCAATCTTTTCAAAATGAGCTGGTCTGAAATACATTGATGGATATATTAATTGTTTTAAAACAGTTACTGTTGTAAGTCCATGATTATTAATTTCTGGAATCATGAGTGCATTATTATATCTTCTACCCCATGCATTTAATTTTGCTCCAAACTTATCTGGCTCTATATGTCCCTTAAAAAATGCTACCTCTTCGCCAGTCATCCTATCTAATATTACTGCAACAGAATAATCTCCACCATCTACTCCTTCTGCAACATCTGCTCCAACAACATACAACTTACTCATTTCCGGTTCTCTATATATCCTTAGATCATCAGATATTCTAACTTTATATTCCGTTCCATCTGGTGCTTTTACATTATCACCAACAAGTAATACATTCTTTCTTTGTCTTCTAACAGCCATCTGATCAAATACCATTCTTCCTGATGCAAGAAATTCAAGACTATACTCTTGAGCAAACTTACTTGGATTATTCATTCTCCTTTCAATGGTCTTTATCTCCTCTTCTGTATAATCCCACCACCATCCATACTCTTTCTTTATATAATCATTATCGTCAGCCATCCACATTCTATGATATACGTTTCCAATGCCTCTAGGGGTTTGATGACCAATAATTCCACTATAGGTTACAGTATGACCGTCATCAACCGTAAAATCATAAACATTCTCTTCTATTGGAACTATTGAAACAATATTATCATAATAATATTTTTTATCATATAATTCTTTTATATCTTCATATGTTTTTGATTCTTTATTTCTACATATATCCAATATCATACCCAGTATCTTATATGTAATATCACCACTCTTAGAATAAAAACTTTTATTTAATCCTCTTGATATATCAGAATATTTCAATCCAAGCTCTTTCATGTACTTTTTTAATATCAATCCAACCCCCGGTATTTTTTCAAGACGACAAAAATTATATTTCCTTAATATTTTTCCACAATCCTGTTTTCTTTTAATTCTAAATCCAATTTTTTCTAAAAATATAATACTATGACTTTCTTCAATCTCTAACTTATACCCACTAGACCAAACTTTTACCTTTTTACTTGGTGGAGCGTTGTAAGTATACGTCCTACTTATTATTCCAAAATTCAAAAGAATAACTCTTAATACATCAATCATTTTTTTACTGGTGCTTATAAAAGAAACCGATCCGCGATCTTTTCTACAACTTCCATCAGCATCAAATAACCCCTGTAAAAATGAAACAACATTATCTCTACTCCACGATAGAACAACCACTGGTATCTCTTTTTTAGGTGCCTTTGTTTTTTTCCATCCTATAAAAATATTTAAAAATTCAACAAAAGACTCATTTTTACATATATAGTGATAGTAATCATCACCATTTGATTGTTTAAACCTTAGACCAAAAGGTTGGTTTAACAAAAAACTAGAAACATCATCATCAATAGTAGTAACAACAACTCTTCCTTGTTTAAAATCAATATAGCCATCGCCCAATATCAACCCAAGCAAATATGCTAAATCTGAAGTTATCTCTTTCGGATTAAATAATTTTATAAAACCCTTATTAAAACCATATTGCGTTGGTTCCCAATCAATACTGTTATTATTTCCCCATATCTCTTGTCCATATTTTATCGCCAAAAAATCCCCAATACGTAAATTTTTTGATTCTATAAACTCCAATTTTTCTCCTCTTAATACATACAACTTATGCACAGATGACATCCCAAGTTCATAGCCATGCTTTGTTTTAATCCTATATCCATTTTTTATTCCGCTATTATAATATGTTTTTGTTGGTTTTAAACCGTAGTGCCCATCAAGCAATATTTTTTTACCCTCTGAAAAACCTAAAGAATTATTTTCCCAATCATGAATATCTTCAACAAAAACAAGTCCATTTTCTGTTAATACAATAGTATCACCAGTGACACATGACTCAATTATAATCTGTCCGCCAATTGGAACAGATGCCTCAAGTGTAGACATTTTTTCTTCTGCCTTTTCCCATGCAGAAAGTTCAGTTAAAAGAACATTGTGCAAAGTGTAGCCTCTACCTACATTTTCTGTTGAAGGAAGAACAATAATCTTAGAATCTATTGCTGGAAAACTTATTTCAGACTTAGAATTATATTGAATCTTTGGCCGTATGGATTCTGGAGTAGTTCTATGAAATGTCTTGACCTTATCTAAAAGTTCCATCGTAAGTTCAGAATTATATCCTATCAATGCCGTATTCACGCCTGGCGTTGTAATTGTTTTATGATAGAGATATCCTGTTACAGCAGATGAAAATCCCATCTGCCGAGCCTTCAAGATTATGACACGATTATTATGTTTTAATGTATTGAAAAGATCTTTCTGAGCCTCTTTCAAGATAAATGGAGCCAAACCTCTATCTTTGGTTTTAATTTGGCAAAAATTTTCGAGATAAAATTTTGGATCTTTTATCTTTTGTATTAAATCTGTATCTTTTATATTCATATTTATTCATAAATACTTTTGCTAACATCCTCTTCTAATTCTAATTCCTTTTGCTTTCTAACACTATCAGGAATCTCTGGTGTCTTTACCTCATAGTCAACATCTATTTTTGCTGATTCCAATACGCCAATATCTCTATTTTTTTCTATAGTCTTCATTAGAACCTCCTCCCATCCAGATGTGTCACCGCCTTCATCCTCTCTATAAGAGTCTAATCCTAAAGATTTTAATAATATCTGATATCCCTTTAATCTTACATCATCTTTCTCCGCAGTATCACAAACATTCTTAATACCGCTTGCTATGTAATCAAAGTTTATACCAAGTTTTGAAAGAGCTCTATGATATTCTTTTCTAATTGATAATTTATCAAAAGTCCTATATACATCAGCAACACTTCTTGCTCCTATCATATCTCTTAATTTCTTTGGGTCATTAGTGACTGCCATTGCTTTCAATAGCAAAACTTGTTGCATCGTATTCTGCGTTGTTGATTTATAGTAACCATTTACATATGTTACTGGTTTTAATTTCTTCATAGTATTTTATATCCACCCGATACGTTTTTCCTCATATTATTTCTTATATATGGAGAACATATCGCTACAGGATTAATTATTGTATACATTTTCTTATTTATTTTATCATTATGACAAAGTGCATGATTTATAACATAGTCCATAAATACATCCCACTTCAACTTTTTATCTTCAGCCATTTGTAATAGATCCAATCTATCAGGCATCTGTGCAACTATCGTAAGAAAATCAATAGTAACGTGCTTATATGGATATTTATAATATTCAGGTTCTTCAAATGGATTATGTTTGTCAAAGTCCTTAAAAAAATCTTTAAAATATGAAACTATTTTTGAATAATAAGGATTTCTTGAAAAAACACGATAATCAATACCAATAAAATGCCTCATGTAAACACCGAATGCTCCATTTATGACAAAATAATTCGGTCCGGTCTTTCTCCTTTTATATCCTTTATATTCAAATCCAAAATGAAGCCAAGAAAATCTTACAATCATGTCAAAAATATTCTCCATTATCCTTCGTAACTCAGATTCGAAAAGATTATTATATTCACTATTCGATATCCCATTTCCATTAGTTACATATTCTATTTTACATTTTCTTACAGCAGTTTCTCTTGTATAACAATCTTCGTATGTCTTTGGATATTCCTTCATATATATTTATTATATTCATAATGACTCTTATTACATCTGTGGTTGCATAGGTTGTTGCATTTGATCAGTCTGTTGTTGTGGCATCTGTTGACCTTCTTGAGCACCAGTCTGTTGATCTTGTGGTTCTCCTCCTAATAATATATTCATTGCATTTTCAAATATAGCAAGAAGATCTGGATTTCGTTCAGCGAGTTTATCCATAAAATCTTGTATCTGCTGAGGATCGTTTGGATCTATTCCCGCCTGTTGCAATAATTTTAATGCTTGTCTTAATGCAAGAACTCTCTCCTCTTCTTTCTTATTTGTTGCAACTATTCTATTCGAATTATACCTTCTGTATTCATTCTCCATCTTTGAAAACTTATCATCAAGATTTTGCTTCATCATCGATTGATCTTGAGTTGATTGTCCTTGTACTCCTAAAGATTGTGGAGGTGTTGCACCCAATACAGATTGCAACGCTCCCTGTTGTATCATATCTGGCATATTATTTTTTCTTAGATAATGTATTCGCCATAAAATCTAAATCCATTTGCGATGTTGGTAAACCTGCGGTTGAAAATCCGGTTCTCATTGTTCTTGATGCAGGATGTTCTTTTCTCTTCATTCCTTGAACATCCTCTCCACGAACTGCTCTTGCAAGACCTCTAAATCTATAACTTGGAACAGTCTCTATCGCTGCCTCTGATAATGGTGTTAAACCTGCTATTGCACCAGCTACCGCCAGAGGACCTGACGGTGTCAGAGCCTCACCTAATTGCCTTAAAGCATATCCGCTCTTCTCTAACGGTGTAGCCGTGGCTGGATATATCGGAGTACCGAATGAGCTTTGCGGTTGTTCTCCCTGAAGCAACATCGGTTGTATAATATTATCAAATATAACCTGTCCAACAGGATCCTTTAATAATGGTGAAGAATCTACCATTGATGTCATTCTATCAGGAAATTGATCTGAATACTTCCTACCGTTTTCTGTAAACATATTAAAAGACAAATATGGAATCATATTTGTTACATTCAGATACAAAGGATTTTCTCTTGAGAATGGTAACTTAACCATTCCTGTCTGACTAAAATTTGTATAATATCCCTGAAGCATTGCTTCCTTTTCTAATGGAGTTTTAGGACCAGATATCTCACTCATTAAAAAGTTTATTTTATTAAATACCGCAGGATTATATAATGCAGACTCTATAGTTTTCGCACCCATACCATAGGAGAATGATGCGAACGGTGAGCCTAATATTGGCAATGATCTAAGTATCTTTACTGCAGCAGGCATAGCTGCGTAATTCATATATATAATACTAGAAAATTCTAATGCCTTTTCTGGTTTTAATCTATAGAGATATCTTCCGCCGCTCTTATATTTTTCTTCAATATCAGTATATTTCATTGGAATAGCTCTTGATATCTTAAGAAGTTCTCCCTCACTAAATCCATTTGTAATGGCATGTACGAATAGACCGAGTTTGTGAGATTGATCTATACGCTCATATCCAGAAACTCCTTTATTTATTATTGCATCTATAGCCTTAGCGGCAAGATTTGTATTTTGATTACTCTCAGCCCAATTTTTTATTTTCAAATAATATTCACTATTACCATACATCTCTGCAGAAAAAGATGTTGGAAGTTCTTCACTTGAAATTTTACCTTCTTTTAAATCTTTTCTATATTTCTGTAACGGAGTACTCTTCATCTCACCCTTTAATTGTTTTAATTTTTTTATAAGATCTACAGCATTCAATGTAACACCTACTTCTTCGGCATTTTTCTTAGCCATTTGTAATATTGCATCATCACTAAAACTTCTTTCATTAAGTCCTATTACTTTACCAAAAGTATTTTCATGTTCTTTTATAAAATTAAGAATATATGATGAAGAAGGGTTATCAGGTGGAAAATATTTTTTCATGAAATTAGCACCATTTCCTGTTAGGAAATCCCATGAATCTTTAATGGCGCTAAAATAAGAACGGCGTGTTATATCAACTCCAGCAAGAAACGCCATAGTAGGATTTCCTACTGCCGCATTAACAATCGCAGATGGACTCAAGGCATTAACCTTTGCACCCTTAAAGAAATTTATAAATCCAGAATATGCATCCAATGTATTCTTAACCCATGGTGTACCATTTTTTGTTTTTATCTCATTAAGCATTTTTACCTTTTCGTCATACCACTTCAAACCAGTCTTTTCAGTATCAAAGTCTTTTGCAGCCATCCGAGCCTCATCAGTAAGTATTTTTACGAGATCCCTTTGTACATATGTTTCATTAGCCTCACCAAGCATCCTTTGTGAATTAGTTAAAGCATCTTCAGACCGTGTTATAGAAGATGGAGACTTTGCCGCCAATATACTCTCATCAACCATTTCAGAAAGTTTTCTAGCAGGAGCCTCTTGTACTCTCTGACCAAGTGGTGTATCTGGCATCATATCAGACATCGATCTTACTGGCTTATAATCTCCATAAATACCTGTTACCTCATCAAAAGCTTTTTTTACCTCTTCTTCATTCGTTGATATAACTTCACCGGTTACAGGATCTCTTACTATTTCTAATTTAGGAATCTTTTTTTCTCTTAAATTCTTTAATTTATCCTTTAATATTGCCTGTCTAAACCATACACCGGGATTCATATCAAATGCCTTTAAAAGAGACTCCCCATAAGGCAATTCCTCAACTTTTTCTCTAACTATATCCCCAAGCGAAAGATATGCCTGTTTTGCCTTATTCCAACCAGCTGGTTCTAATGATGCACGCTCATCTAATATGCCTTTAAGACTATTTTTCATTATATTTTGGTATTCATCAGTAGAAGAAATCGATTTTTCCTGCATTTGAGCTATTTTTTCCTTAAATTTACTTAATCCTAGTGCTTTTCTCTGCTCATCTGTAAGATTTCCTAACTTTAACCCTTCTTTTTCAATGGCTTTAACCGCATCATCTATGCCTTTTTGCCCAGAACCCGTTAATATACGTGAAATAGTCGATGCTTTACCTAAAAAACCACTCTCTGCGCCCTTTAAAGCCCCTTTTGAACCTCCTTTTATCAATCCAGCCCCTATTCTAGGTATTAAAGCGCCAGTTCCTGCAGTTGCCCAGTTTACAGGGTCAAATGTAACATCCAACATAAAGCCTAAAGGAGCTGAAACATAGCCAGGAGCACCTACTTTACGTAAAACATCACCAAAATTCTCCTTAACAGTGAGGTTTCTAGACACATTCTGCCAACCTGGTACGGATCCTGTACCTGTAAGAGCCTGTACACCACCTACGATCCCATGTAATGGAGCTGAAAGAGCCCCTAAACCCTTTTCTAATAGACCTTCATGCCGTTTACCTCCTCTTTCCTCTGGAGCCTTACCTTTTCCATACCACTCAGCCTGTTTAACCTGGCTCTCAAGTACATCTTTTTGATTCTGTAGTTTCCTAATATTTATTTCAGATAACAAATCAGACCGTGTAGGGTTCTCAGTGTTTGTATATGCGGTAGGAGATTCACTTAAAGCAACTTCACTATATCCAAGACTTTTATTCAAATCAGAAATACGCTGAGACATTTGTTCAGGCGTTAATTTTTCTTTAGATGCTGGCATAAAATTTTAAAAAAATATATTCTCATCCAATATAAGTATACCACAAAGGAAGAACAAGTATAATAAAAGCGAAAAATCCAGCTCTTTTACAAGCTGGACCGCATATATAACCTAAACACTATAGCTAAATAGGTGTAGGCGACTTCTCGTTTATTATACCTTACTATTCTTATTTAACATATTCTCTTTAAATTCAGCCCACCGCTCATCATCTTCATATCCTCTAGATACCAGATAAGAGTACATATCCTCTTGTTCAAAATTATTTAAAAGGTTCCATGATTTATAACCAGAAAGAGCATTAAAATTATTTAATATAAACTCAAGATTCTTTTCCTTCCAACTCTCGCATAAAATAATAAATGGCAATAGAGATGTTATTGTAACAGCATCAATATCAATTCTTTCTTCAATTTTTGTTAAAGCATCTTTTTCTTTCTTACTGTTTTTTTTCATAAAGCATATATCTTACATATTAAAATATTTCTTTAACTTATAATCAACCATAAACTTAATTGTTTTTTTAGAAGATATTTTTCTCAAAGAACCGGTTTTAACATCCCTCATAACCCTACCTTTATGAACAGTTATAACAAAATCACCAAAATTAGGGAGCCTCACAACACCAGTTCTTTTAAGTTCCTGCACTATAACTTTAACCATTGAATAAAAAACATCCTTCACCAATTGTTCTTTAATATAGTTACATCTGAAAGATACAAGCTGAAAGAACTGATCAGCTTTTATATGATCCATCTTACTTGGTTTATGACTCCGTGCCATGATTGAAGTTCCTTAATTGAAGTTCCTTATCTAAAGATGTGAATGTGTATTAGTAGTAACTCTCTGAGCACCATTACCAGTTACATTAGTACTATTAGTAATCCAATAAGGTTGTGCATACGTCCAGTTTGAATAACTATTACCCCATTCCTTATTGCAACTCTTACAATAAGTTTTATCACAAGAACGACAATAAGAAACATCATTGTGCTCACAATGATTATGATGTTTGTGATTCATATATGTATCACTAAAAAATAATTAAAACTACATGCCATGAAGTGGGCGAATTTTAATTCATTGGTTTTGTCATACATAATCTTGGTAGAAAAGTAAAGAACTATTATTCGCCAACACTTCTTAGCATATTAAAATACAGTATAGCACATTCTTAACCACTTGTCAAGTACCTTTTGAAAATGAATGTTTTACCGTAGAAATAGAATATTTTTTATAGAATATTTTTTATAGTGTGCTATAAATGTTTCAAAAAAAATAGAATATTTTTTATAGTAGGATTAGAAAACTTCTTAAAAACTCTCTGGAAGCGGATGGGTTCCTTACCATATAATACCAGAAATTTTTACAAAGTGAAACAACCACTCCCCCCAACCGTGTGTTGCGCCCCTTCGGGGCGCTTAATACTATTCTTTTGTTATTCTTTTATTCTTCTCTGCATCTCTGTGTGCTTCTTGGCCGACAGCCCACGGAAAATATGCGCGGGAGAAGAGATGTGTTCTTTGTAATACTATTCTTTTGTTATTATTTATTCTTAACATACAAATGTATGTCAATGAAAAAGCTAGGCGCAGGTTGGACTAAAAAGGGTAAGAGTGAAAAGGGTCAGGAGTATATCAATGTGAAAATCACGCAAGATATTCCAGCCGGTTCATTCATCCAAATCTTTGCGAACAATCAAAAAATGTTTGCAACTCAACCTGACTACAATGTTGTGTGCTACATTCACACTGAAGAAGCTATTGCTAAGTAAGAAGAACATAGCCCACTGGAAACAGTGGGCTTTTTCATTATTAATAATGTAGACATTATATGTCTCAAAAGAAACTAATTTGTAGACTCTGCGATAAACCTTCAACAGTCTCAACACTAGGAGTTATTAATCATTGGCGATGCATTAAGAAAGCACACAGCATTGAAGATGCAGCACTTCGCAAGTTAGCTAACAAGAAAGAATTTGGCGGTCGACCAAATCTCATGTCCTTACGCAGGGCGCAAAATAAAGCGTATGACACACTATTCAATCTTAACTAGAAATTCATATGACAAAAGAAGACTTACGCCTACTCCAAAAACTTCTTGATAGATTCTATGCACTCCATGGTCTATCAGAAAATGATGATGATACCTATTCAGACATAAGCACAATGATAAGTGATGTATTTAAACAAATTCATAATGAATAAATATATGACAAAAGAAGAGCTACAAAAGCTACGAAAAGACATAGCTAAATTCTTTTCAATATACGGCATGTCAGATGATGATGATGCATTATTTAAAGAAATGATGAGAACAGTCAAACAAGTATTAGAAGAATGTGGTGACGAAGACTTACCAACAATCAATAACTAAAATCATATGACAAAGACAGAGATAAAAAGACATGTTGGACATGAAATTACAATTGCAAAATATGAAGACGACATAATCCATAATTACTCACTTGAATGTGAAACATGTAACGAAGTCTTAGAAAGCCATGAAACTGAATATAGAGACAAGGAACCACACGATAAAACATGCGAGTGTTTGAAATGTATTGGAAATACTAAGTACGGAACTAAATAAAAAAAGATATGACAACAACACAAGCACAAACACTCATTGGCAAAAGAGCGATGGTATTCTACAACACGCTCACCTTTGAGGTAATAATAAAAGACACAAAACAAGCATATGGAAGAACGCTTTACTTAATAGAACCTGTTAGTGGTTGCGGAACTACATGGGTATATAGCATAGCTCTTGATGTGTTCAGCGAAGCATTTGATTCTTAATACTATTTTTTTGTTATTTTTTATCGCCTTGGTCGGCGGGCAAGAAGTATTTTATTTATTTAATTGTACACATATGAAAGTCAACATGGAGGACATCATTGATGATGTAGACTTAAGTATTTTTGATTGTGAAAGAATATTAAATGAGTTTGATTCTGAAAGAGAATATGCAACATCAGATTATGATGAAGACATGGAATATTATCATATGATGATGGATCCTATAAGTGAATATGAAGGACTTGATGAAAATGAAAGCCTACAGGATTGTTTTAATAAAAGTATGCACATAAGCAATGTACCTTATGAACTTTATATTTAAAGAATAAATATATGCCTTTTTACTGCCCAAATAATGGCTGTCATGAAGAGATAGAATCTCTATTATATTCTGTAGGCGTAACAGAGTTTGGAAATTATTATATAGAAAGAGAAGATTGGGATACCGATGATACAGAAACAAGTGGGGAATATCGTTATGAATGTCCAGAATGTAATAACGAACTTGATTTAAGTGAAGTACTCACTGAAAATCCAAACGAAGAGGATGAAGATGAAGATACGGAACATCCGCAAAGAGCAATAGAGAAAGCAGAACAAAACACTGAGGTTATAAACTTCTGCAATGAAGAAGCATTCACGCAAAAAGGAAGACAGAACATAGACATTATTAAATGCGAACGGTGTAGTCATATGTTCAGTGTAGAGGATAGAGACCTCACCAATCTTATTTGCACAAATTGCTCACATGCGATAAAGACTAAATTACCAATTAAAGTCTAACAATATGAGACCATTTCCTTTTACAATAGGAGCAGATCCTGAGCTAAACTTCATATCTCAAGGACGAAAGGTAGATGCATGTTATACCATGAGAAATCTACTGAAGAATGATGAAAAATTTAGCACTAATAGAGGACTTGTTATTGATGGAGCAGGAGATATTGGATGGGATGGATGTACTTCAACTGGAGAGTTGCGTCCTAACCCATCTGTAAGTCCTAAGAAACTCACAGAAAATATCGGAACACTCTTTAAAGAATTCTACAATCGCATCAACCTCTTTGACATGAGTACATTATCATTTCACTCATCAATTGGAGGTCATCTTCATTTTCTATTGCCGAGTACAAAACCTACAGATACAACCATACGAAAGTGGCATCGTATCATGGCATCATTCTATCTTCCTATCATGATGGGAGAAAATAAGATTAATCTTGAACTGAGAGCAAAAGGAAATTATGGAAAAATCAGCGATTATCATGCGAACAATGAGTTCACTCAAGAAGATGGAAGCAAAATAAAAACATATGAGTTCCGTGTGCCATCAGCAGAATGGATCACTCATCCAAAAATTTGCGAATCAGTCATCGCATATATGGGAGTAGTGTGGAATGAGATTACAAATAATTCACGAAGCGTAAATAAACACAAAGAACTTATTTATAAAACAGAAAAACAAGGAGAAGCATTGCAACAACTCTTGGTGTCAGAATACACCTCACTCACAAAGAACATCTTCAAAGATATTCAGAAAGCTATCAAAACATTTGAATATTATGAAGATTATAAAGATCAGATAGAATATGTACTTGACATAGATCAAGTTATGAAAGATAAGAAGAAGGTAAATTATAATATAGTAGAAGGATGGAATCTTGCACCAACAAAGAAAACTACGAAGAGAGATATATTAAGTACAAAGAAATTCACGGAAAAATCTCTTGAAAAAAATCTTGATGAGAAAAGCCGTCTTATTAACATAAGTTATAACTCAGATCCAAACTGTGAAATCTTTGCCAATACACTTGCACAACGTTCTGTTGCATTCAATTGGAAATTAAACAAAACATATTTCCTCTTTGGATTAAGAAAAGGAATCAATAAACTCATGTCATTCAATCTCAAAAGTATGCCAATCACGGGACAAGAGATTATAGAAACTTCAGAAGACTTTGAGGCTGTTTCACAACTATATAGAAAGATGATTGATAGATACAGTGCAAATAACAGAGGACGATCTCCTATACGATTTGATTTTAACACTGGAGAAATTATACAAGAGAAAGAGAATACAATTCTCATTGGCATTCCATATGAGATGAGAATGAAACAAGAGACTAAAGATTTCATTGACCTCGTATATGATATTGAAACAGATTCTAAGAAACCAACTATGTGGAGTCAGCATCCTACTGTAGATGATAATAATTTTCCAGAAGAACAGAAAGGAAAGTTTTGGAAAGTAATGAATGGCAAAACAGAAGAAGTTATCATGGCAGAAAATACTGAAACAGCAGCAAAGAATGTAGCAGAACTTATAGAAGAAAGAATAGCATTGCAAAGAGAGGAGCAGGAAAATCCGCTTTATAAAACATGGCCAAACTCATACGATACCCATGAAAAATATATCGAAGGATACCGAGCTTATCTCAACAATGCCGCAATAGACCTTGGACTTATAACAAGACCCACAGAGGGAGAAGCAATATCTTAATAACATAACCATATACAAATATGTGTGGAATTATTTGTGCGATTTCTAAAGACAAGACACCCGTGAATGGTTTTGTTATAGACCAGTTTGAGGATCAGCAGAGCAGAGGAATAAAAGGCTTTGGTATCATAGATATAGACATGGAGACAAAAGAATACAAAATAAGCAGAGCAACAGAGCCAGCTAAGTTTATGTTTGACCTTCATAAGAAAGAATCATCAGCAATGATAGTTCATCACAGATATCCAACCTCTAGTCCGAACTTCATGAGCCAGACTCATCCTATCTCTGTAGACAACGGTTCTCTCAAACATAAATATCTTGTGATACATAACGGTTGCATCTCAAATGATAAAACTCTTAAGAAAGAACACGAAGAACTTGGCTTCATATATACAACGGACATAGATATAGTAGACCAATGGAAGAGAGAGGAGCAGAAGTTCAACGATTCAGAATGTCTCTCAATTGAGGTAGCACGGTTTATAGAGAAACAATCAGAAGAGGTAGGAATCCTTGGCTCAGCAGCTTTCATCGCAGTACAGATAGATAAAAAGACAGATAAAATACAGAACATCTTCTTTGGACGAAACACCAACCCTCTCCATATGAGCTTTACAAGAGGCAAGCTACGACTGTCATCAGAGGGAGAGGGAGATGATATTAAGCCTAATGTTCTTTATTCATGGGATATGAAGGCGACAAACCTCAAAAAGAGAGATATGAAGTTCAAGACTATAGCTCCTGCTACCTATCAAACATATCAGCATCAGACTGCCATTGGCTTTCAAGACAAAGGAAATCTTACAACTCATACAAGGGAGAACGACTACGCATATCCATATAGAGATGAGTCATATTATAAAGATATGCCGTGGGAAGATAAGGTAGATGATGAGGAGATAGAACAGATAGTAGAGTTCAGACAGGAAGAAGCCCAAAAAGAACTTGAAGATTTCTTTGACTACATAGCAGATTCAGAGTTAGCAATTACTGCTGACATAGAAAACACACTAAAAGACATAAGATCTATACTTCTTATAGCTAAGAGTGAGGCTGTAAAAGCACATCAAGATAGAGAGATGAATGAGGAATTAGAAATAGAAAATTATAATAAATCATATTCTCAAAGTGTATGAAAAAATATAGAGTCTGTGCGTTCCTCACAAGTATTGAATGGCAAATAGTAGAAGCAGAGAACGAAGAGGATGCCCGCGAAAGGTACTATGCGGAAGAAGGAAAAGTTGACGACATAGATGTAACAGAGAGAGATATAGACAGCATCAGAGAACTAGACGAAAATGGTGATTTTGTAGAAGACAGTTTGTCAACCACATAGTTGACAGAAACACACCCTCGTAGATATAAGGAAAAGTATAAAAATCCCTGGGATATTCTTTTTATGCATTTACGAGGGTTTCAAGCGGTTAGTTGACAGTTTTAAGAGAAAAGAGCTACCAAATAAGCTTATAAATATAACGTTTTTTCTTATGCAAAACCTACAACAATATATGACTGGTTTAAGACTACCCCAATATCCACAGTACCCAACCTCCCAAGAGATCATGGAAAAGCCTATAAAACACCGCCTAGAAGCTATAGAAGCAATCAGAGGATGGAAGATAACAGACTACCCAGGGTGGAAAGATAAAGCCACTGGAGAGAAACTTTTGGCTCTGTATAGGCTCATAACAAGCCTGTCTATCGTATATAATAAGCCTGTGTGCGTTACAAATGGACATGAATACCACTACTCACCGCTCTCATCCACCATCATACTAGACTCCAGAAACCCTTCAATCATAAGCACTCTGCATGAATTTGCACACCATATCAAAGGACCAAGTGAATCAAAGGCATGTAAATGGTCTGTGTGGCTATTTAAGAAGGTATTTCCGAAGGCATTTGCAAAGTTAGAGTTTATTCCTAACAGTCATATGCTATGCAAAAGAAAAGTAAAGATAACATCACAGACCTCCTAAATAGAGAGGATGAGTTCATACTCCTTCAGATACCAGGAAGCAAATATATGCTTGTTTGTAAGGAAAATCCACCAAAGAAGTGGTCTATAGAGATGATAAATCCAGAGACTAATGAACACAGAACCATATGCCATGAAGAAGATGGAGACATATTTAAGAGTTTACTGTTCAACATATGGTCAATGAATCCTACAATAAGATATAAAAGGAGATAAATAAAAGCCTATAGTCTAAAAAACTATAGGCTTTTTTTATACCTATACACCGTCAACAGTCATTCGTATACAGTATTATCTGTCATTATATGATCTGTCATTTTAAGGAATACTTTACACTTTTTTCATTATAAATATAAGGATATATAGTAATATATAGTAGTATTTTGTTATAAACGGGTTTTGGACATTTCCAAAAATAGCTTCTTTTACACCCTACACTAACACCGTGCACGGTGCCTCTACCCTCTACCCTCTACCCTCTACCCTCTACCCTCTACCCTCTACCCTCTACCCTCTACCCTCTATCCTCTATCCTCTATGAACTGCGCTCTATGAACCTCAAACTATCCACAATAAACAAACACTTGTTCTATAGCACCATTCTACTATATAATAGAAAATGCCCAAAAATATAATGTTTTTTATTATTTGTCCCAAGCAAAAACTTTTTCTTGACACCCCATACACCCCATACATGGTAATATGATAAATTAATAAAAAAACATCATGATATAAACAATGATGTTTTTTATTATTTGATCCGATGAATGTATATTATTTCATAATACATAATATTTTCTCGGATGAACCAAGTAAGTCTACTCGGTTTAATATGGACTATGTCCATCTAAACTATACCACACTACATTACTTACATCTAATCATCATCATCCTCATCACTATACTCTTCCTCACTAGTATCCTCTGACATATCCCCTTCAAACTCCTTACTACCACCAGAAGAATATAAATCATCTACATCATCATTATTACTTTCACCTTCAGGAACATTACTTAAATCATTACTAGTAAGCCCATTACCAATATCCTTACTGTCACTACCATCTATTTTCTCTTCACACTCCTCTAATACTTCCTCTACTTCCCCGCCTACCTCCTCCTCTTCCTCATCTTCCCCTACTTCTTCGTTTTTTTTATCCTCTGCCATATTTTTCTCATTATGACTTATACTTATACTTATATTAGAATTAGATTAATCATTCACTTTCATTCACTCACATTAGTGAATAACTATGACGTGACACCTGTCACTTTAATCTCTCCATCAACCATATCAATAATAGCATACAAACTACTTATACCAAGAAACTCAGGTACATCGCTTACTAGAACCTTATGAATATTCACCTCAACCTCTAACTCCAATAGCTTCTCATACTCCTGCATACTCCTATCTCTCTCTTTCAATACCTCATCATACTCCTTCTTCAACTCCATAAATTCTTCTTCCGCCTTTTTCTCATCAACAAATACAAATAACCCGTCACGCTGTACTGGATTACCACTCTCATCCTTCTCTGCGTTCTTTCTTCCTAACTCCAATGATTTCTTCTTAAAATTACCGTACTCAACGCTTTCTTCGCTCGCCTTCGATAACGCCTGTACCTCTGGCAACAATACTCTCAAATTCTTTGCTACCGCATACTTAAACTTAATACTCAATTGCTCTCCCTCCTTATTAACATCTGGATTCTCCAATACATTCAATGTATTAAATAGTGCTAAAATATCTTTTCTTTTCATACATTCATACATTACATTAAATAATTATAAATCCCAAATATTATCATTTCCAAATGCCCCCCACTCTGATGTTTTCCTGTATATTGGCTTCTTCAAATCCAAAAACTCTATAATTCCTTTTGGTGTGAGGTCATATTTACCATCAGCTCTACCCAAAACATTATAAGTACTTAACGATTCATCTTCATACCTCAAAACTGCCACTGCCTGCAATGGCTCTTTCTTCCCTATCGCATAAGCAAGATGCACCGTACATTCCTTTGCCTCATAAAACTTCAAATAATCCACCGCAAGCTTACGTGCCATATATGCTCCACTGCGATCTACTTTAGAGGCATCTTTTCCAGATTGACATCCGCCTCCCACCTGCACTCTAGGCCCATAGGCATCTACCACAATCTTTCTTCCTGTAAGCCCTGTGTCTGCGTCAAATCCCCCTATATCCCATTTTCCTGCAGGATTTACATACCTGTAGCAATCATCTGCTATTCTTTTCTTTAACAGCCATCCATCTACAATTCCCAATAATTCACTTGAAACTACTCCGCACCATGAAGCTACAACCGCAACTATTTCTCCTTTTTTATTCACTGTTACCTGTGTTTTTCCATCATTCTCATGTATCGCATAAATATATCTACATAAATCTCTGGCGAACACATATTCCAACGGCATGAGCTCTGGAGTGTCATTACAGGCATAACCTACCATGATACCTTGATCTCCAGCACCCCCTGTGTCAACGCCAGAAGCTATCTCAGGGCTTTGACGTGATAAGTTGACTTGCACACCATATTTCTCTCCAACGACGCTGTGGACGAGCTGTGGCACGTCTACGTAAGCCTTAGTGGTGAGCTCACCTGTCACCGTGATGATGCCGTGTCCGCCCATTGTCTCAACAGCAACACGAGAATCTGGATCTTGTCTTAAGCACTCATCAAGGATTGCATCAGATATTTGGTCACAAATTTTGTCCGGATGTGCGGGAGAACAAAATTCCGCTGTTCTTAGCATATATTTTTCCATTTAGTTTTAATAATTTTTCCTATTTCCTTCATCTCTTCAAATGTAAATATATTACTTTTGAAGGTATTGCAGAGACCGCAAGCCAATACTATATTGTTAATTTCATAAAAGAAATCACCGTTCATCCTATCTATCGTTAGTCTCTTGCCGTGCTTTCCATCATTCATTAATGAGACTTTTTCCTCTGGTACTCCACAATACACACATATTTTTTCTTGAGCTTTATACCATAAGACAAACTCATCTCTAGATATAATAACATTTTTAACTCCACGCTTTATTAGACCCCGGTAAACCCCCCTGGGTGATGCCGAGTATTTTTGTCTTATCTGCTTTCTCCTTACAGAATTTTTTGCAGTCCATTCTCTATTATACTTCGCATACTTTTCCTTATTATTTTTTCTATTTTTTACAGAAGCAGAATAGCAACACTCCCTACAAACAGTAGCAATACCATCCGTATTCTTTCTTGGATTCTTATAGACCCTAGAGGTCTTATAAAATTCCGTATTTTCTTTTTCTTTTAAACATTTTGTGCAAGTTCTCATATATTATATTATACAAGAACAGACAAATTGTGTCAAATCTTCTCCCTTGGTAAAAACTCATTCAATATCGCTATGTTCTCCTCCGTATGCTTCAGATTCCGAACGAACTTCCCGCACTTCGCACAATACGCCTGAATATGAAACGTGTAGAGCGGGACGAAGCTGTTTTGTTCGTGCAACCTCCGCATATTCTCACTCGTGAAGAACTTCACCTTTATGGCAAAGTCATTCATGCCTTCAGCGTCTCGGTAGTGGCAGGTATCACATGTCATAGGCTTTTACTCCTCGATAATAAAAGTTTTGTTATAGCCGAAGTAAAAAACATTCTACAGCTTCCACACTGACTGCGCCCATGGCCTTGCGACATAATACTTTTATGTTGGCATCTTTCAAAAATACCTCCCCTTTTTAGATCCTCTATGGTTATTTTTTTAAACATATTTTTATAAGTCCTTATTATTATTATTTAATATTTCCCATAGGTCGTCGTAATCTTTCAATGGAATCTCCTTCCCATTCTTTGACGTTATCGTTCCCTTCTTCCACTTCTCGCCCCAATCAAGTTCCCACAAATAATAACCAATCCAATCACTATCATCATTCACCGCATCTTTCAATAAATCAACTACCATTTCTGTATATTTATCTATATGAAATCCTCCAAAATCAGTTGAAAACTTCTTTAAAGCAATATCAACCTCTTTCTCCGCATCTAATAGTTCCCTTAAATCTTTTAATGTCTTTATAAACAATTCTTTTTTCATATATTAAATAATTTTTCTATTTTATTTACAAGCCACTTATAATTCATTCCACAGTTTTTGCAAAGAGGAACACCATTCACTTCTTCTAAATCCTCCTGAATACCTAATAAATAATCCTTTAACATAGCCCATGTCCAAAGAGATTCTTTATGACATTCACACATGCACCCTATTAATATGCAATCCTGATCACATATCCTGCAAATGCCCATAGTAATTTATTCCTCAATTATTATAAAAACGTCTTCAGACCACACTTCTTCAAACTTACCGTCTCTCTCTATCAAATACTTCTTTCCCTTAACATAATCACAATAGCCGTCTGGGAATTTTCCTTCTGTTGCCCCTATTATTGAAACAAGTTCATATTTATCCTCTCCGTCTTTTTTTACTCTTAGATATCCTTTCTTCATAAATTAATCATTGTATGGATTATCTTTAACCGTCTTTTTTATTCTACTAACTCTTTTATTCCCAAGAAAATTCTCAAATCTTTTCTTTATCTTATCACAAACTAAACAACCTTCTTGAAAATTCTCTAACGCAAGCTCATATATATGATCTGCATCATAAATAGATAAAGATATTCTCATGGCTATTTACCTTTATTCTTTATTTTTCCCTTTTTCTTTATCTCCTTCTTTTTCTTCTTTAAATCAACAACAAGTTCTTCCTCCTTTTTCTTCTCATCTCCAACCTTTACTTCTTCACGCTCACTACTAGCCAATACAACACCAAAATTAAGGCTATTAAAGTCATAATTAAACCCTATAACACCATATTTATCCTGACACTGAAGTAAAAACGCTCTGAAACTCTCATCAATCCTATAAAATGCCGTTCCATCAGTCTTTATATACTTCGCAGGTATTGTAATATCAATGGCTATTAATTCTTTTTCCATATATTTTATTTATTCTATCTTATGTCCTTTTTTAGAAAATGTTATATTTAAATTATCTTCTTTAAATTTATCATACGTTTCACCAAAATACTCTGCAACTTCAGTAAGAAGAATTTTCATAGCCTCACGTTCATCATCGTCGTATATAACGCTCTTAGTATTACCTTCACTGTGTTTTTGAAGAATAAAACCATTATCACAAGACTCTATTGTTAATTTCATATATTTATTTATAAAAATTTTTTATCCAATCAATAAATGATTCTTTTGTTAATTCAACATCATTATATACTCCTTTTGTATCACCTCTTGTATCACCTCCTACTCCACCTACTTCTGAAAGCTTTCTACTTAAATCACTATTCTTTTTATTTTCCTCTTTTATTTTTATCTCCTCTTCTTGTTTTCTCTTATTCTCAATTATTTTTTTATTTAATTTATCTTCAAGATCTGCTAATGATATACCGACTTTCATATAAAATAAAACCCTATCGCAAATAAATTTTTCATGAGCATAATATCTGACAACAAAATTAGAATTACTCAAACCATTATTAACTAACCGTATATCAATACCGTTGTCTCTATGTAATCTTCTTACAATCTTTTCATATTTTTCTAATTCATATATGTTCATAATTTCCTTTTTTTAGATTCTTCTTTCATAAGTTTAAGAAGATCTGACATTACACTTGTTTGTTTCTTTTTAATAATCTTACCATCTATTAATTGATCAAAAATATCTTGCTTTTTTACTAATAGTTCCCTTATAACATTATCAATTGTGTTATTAACATAAAGCTGATAAATGGCTATAGATTCTGAGGTTGACCCAATTCTATGAATCCTATCTATGGCTTGAGCATGATCACTTGGAAGAAAACTGTAATCAAGAAATACAACATTTGTAGCCGCAGTTAATGTTATACCAATACCAGCACTTTTAATACCTCCAAAGAATATCTTCTTATTTGGATTTAATTGAAAGTCCTCAACAATACTCTGTCTTTCTTTTGCATCAACAGAACCAATAAGTAAAACAGATTCATTCTTAAATATATTATGCAACTGTTCTAATGGTTCATTATAGCAAGAAAACACAACAACCTTCTCACCGCTATCAACTATATCCCTTATAAGATCTTCTGACTCCTGTTTCTTTCCTCTCGTTGTTATCTGTCTTAAATATCCAAGCTTTACCAATCCTTCTGCTCTCATTGATTTTTCTACACCTTCTTCGTCTTTTCCTTGTACATCATAGAGATAATCAATGAAATCATTTTCAGCCATATTATATTCCTGTCTCATTTGATCTGATAATTTCACGGGAATATTTATAAATCTCTTTTCCGGAAGTTCTTTGAGAACCTGTGCCTTTGTTCTTCTAAGAAAATATCTCGATATCCTTCCCTGTAACTCCTCCATGTTTGATGCTCCCTTATCGTTCCATCCAAATCTATCATTAAAAGCGGCACAATATTTTGTCGCATACATATAATAATTATTCCATACATTCGCATCCATCATAGCAAGACCATTGAATAACTCATTTGGTCTAGATAGAAGTGGAGTTCCTGACAAAAGAATGTTTGATTTAATATTCTTTGCTAAAAGTTTTGTGAGTTTTGATCTCCGTGCCCGGGAATTTTTAATACAATTCGAAACTAAAACTCCTTCTGCAAAATAATTATTATTACTGTCTATTTCAAGGTTATAAACGAATTTATTTTCTGTACTATTAAATCTGGATTCTCCAGAATCTCCTCGTTCCAAAATCTCAATACTGACCACCCTAGATATTCTAATACCTCCGTTTTTCTTCTGTCTAAGTATTTCCATTTCTTTGTCTTGTGAGTTAAGCCATCCACCTCTATTGCTACTTTTTTCTCTACATAAGCTAAATCTACAGAATAATGATTTGGCAAGCATTCGAATACTTTCTTTGCATCTCCTGTTGGTATTGAATATTCCATCTTTAGACCAGTTAGTTCCATTAACATTCTTTGTGGTTTTGTTATCGTACCATTTCCTCCACGTTTTAAAAATGAAGGATGTTCGCCCCACCATCTTTTTTGTCCAGCTCTTAATTTTTTTATAAACTCCGGATCTTTGTTCATTCTTTTCATTCTCTCCGAGGCTTTTGGTTTTTTTGTTCCAATATTCGCTTTCTGTGCTATTTTTATTATTTCTCGTTGTCTCTCCTTTATATGTGGAAGATTCGTTCTCCATTTTGCTGAACAAGATGTTCCACAAAAACGTCTTTTTTCCGATACTATACCTTGTGATTTTATATAAAAATCCACAGAACAAATTAGACATCTTTTTTTTACTAAAGGTTTCCTGTTCCTTTGAAGAGCTGCTATTGTTTGAGGAAGCGTATTTACATATTTCCCATTGCAAGAAAGACAACAAAGTTTTGCGGTTGTCTTTCCCTTCTTTCTCGTAAGAAACATCTTCTTGCAAAATAGACAATTCCTCTCCACTAGATAAATGTATTGCTTCTTTAAATCCGGAGGTGGTCCATATTTTATGATTCTCTGTACAAATGATTTCTCCATATTCATGAATTATTTTTACCATTTTAAATGGAGATAAATTTTTAAAATAATTATTTATCTTCTTATATTCTAATTCATTATTAGATAAATTACAAGACAACACGGACAAAGACATTTTTCCCTCAACTATGTCTCCTATTTTTAATAATCCAATATTTGTCATTACCTCTGTTTCATATGGAAAGCAATGAAACTCGTCTATTATCAAGCATTCAAACTTAATCTTGCTTAGACCATCAAAAAACTTATGCAATAAATCATAATTAATTATTACTACATCAATACTCTTGGGGATATCTTTTAATTTTGAATCCCCGTCTATGACAAAAGAAGATAAGTGTGTCCACTTCTTAACTTCATTTTCCCAGTTATATTTTACAGACGCAGGACATATAACTAATGTTTTTTTTACCTCCTCATGGGCTACATAGGCCAATGCCTGTACCGATTTTCCAATTCCCATCTGATCAGCCAGTATAGCCCTACCCTTATTATTCACAAAAAACTGAACACCAACCTTCTGATACGGAAACAATTCCCCGGCATCATGCTTTATATTCTTTACCTCAAAATCAGTATTCATCATCGCCTTTATCATTATTGCCGTATCAGCTATCCTTTTATTCTCCTCAAGTTCTTTTGGAATTTCAGTATACGGATACTTCTTCTTTATCTCAAAAGCTATTCTGTCATCATGAAATCTCCATTTATTCTCATTCCAAGCAAACTCCTTCCATCCATATTTCTCCTTTAATGAGCGACAAAACTCTAAAACATCTGTGTTAAATTTAAAAGTAAAGGCATACGAGTGATAAGTTGTCTTCTCTATCTCAACTTTCATAATTTATAATATTTCTAATATATCTTTTATCTTTTTTCCTTCTTTCTTAAATGCAATTATTTTCTTAATATCCTTCAATGCCTCTGACCTTTTAAAGACCTTCATCTTACCAACAAGGTATTCTGGATTTAATAATCCCTGATTACAATAATAATTGAGCATGCTTTTATTTATGCCCAATTCTATCGCAAGATCACCTAATGACGCTACGTCTTCACCTTTTTTCATACTCCATTAATTAATGTTTAAAAAAAGTATATCGCTATCTTTAAATAGTATAGCATATTTATCATCACTTGTCAAGTATAATTATTGCCATATCATTTATTATTTAAATATATATGGTATAATATAGAATATAATATATTTATTTATTCTAAATAACATATGGAAAAAAAATTATTCTCCACAAGAGACATATATTTAGCATCAACACTTATAACACTTAAATTTTACATGATTAACATAGACTATCAGATCGAAGGTGATAGAAACAGACCAGTAGGATACTTCAGTTTTGAAGAAACAGCTATATTAAAGGATGCATGCCAGAAATACCTACAAGGCTTACTTTCAGTTGAACCAAAGGCTTTTGTGACAAATCTACATAGTTTAAAATCAACAATTACCAATGTTTATCATAATCCAAACAATATTACAGAGAAATAGAGCTTGACAAGTATTCAAAAATATGCTATACTGATTTCAAGATGAACTTTTCAATAAAATATCGATAGAACCGTATACATAATATGGTTTATGGGTGTGTTGCGGCACCTTAAGATGACTCTCTTAAAGAGTATACGGCGCAACCCGTATACTCTTTCAGAGAGTTTTTTTATATAAATTATCTTATTAAATATATATGAAGGAATCATTCTACTTCTCACATGATTACAACGCAAGAAATGACCAAAAAATATTAATGATAAGAAGTAAATTTGGACTAGCCGGATATGCCCTTTTTTGGATGTGTATAGAGAGCATGGCAGAGGACACAAATGGGTACATAAATAGAGATGCGATAGGTGGTCTTTCTGTGGCTTATGGCCTCCCCAATGGCCACCCTATAGGCCTCCCCAATGGCCACCCGTATGGCCTAAAACAGGAGGCCATTTTTACACTCGAAAATTTCATAGATTACTGTATAGAAATAAAAATTTTTTCAGAAATAACAGACGAAAAGGGCAATAAAAATATACTCTCAAAAAGATTATTAAAGCATAAAGAATTTCGTTCTATTTTAAGCACTTCTGGAAAAAAGGGAGCAATTGCTAGATGGGAAGAAAATAGCCACCCTATAAGCCACCCTAATGGGGAGGCCTATGGCAAAGAGAGTAAAGTAAAGAAGAGTATAGTAAAGAAAACTAAAGTAGGGAATCCGAGCGAGGGCTCGGTTTCAGATCAGAAAGAAGAAACTACCAATGACTCTCTACTCTCACTTCTTGATTCAGACCCCCCCTCTGGTAATCCTGAAGATTCATACACTACCCCAACTGGTGAATTTGATTACGGAAAATATATTGATGACATGATAAAAAATGATAAGAATTTTCATGTCAGAATAATCGCCTGTTATCTTCAAATGAAAGATCTGAAATTCTTCTCAAAGGAAGATGTGAGTAAAGCGATAATAAGAAATTCAAGAATTGCCATGAAACTGACTAGTTATCCAATAGACGCAATTGATCTGACAGCTGAATTCCTCTGCAACGATAAATACTGGAAAAATGAATGGACATTAGAGACCATCCAAAAATACATAAATGACCCAAGAGTTTATCAGAAGAAATAAAACATTAATAAAAATAGGGGTATGAAGAAGCTCTCTGATATGGCAAATCTCCTAATAGGTGCCCCGCACAGTAGTTTTACAGCGATTTTTGATACATAGGCCATATCACGCATCTGGAAGCCCTTAAAACGCAATTTTAGCCTCAAAAAACTTTATGAATAAAAAAATAATAGGAATAACCTTTGATAGATTTAGGGGAAAGTGGGTAGCGCAAGTAGGAAATAAGTTTTTTCGTAAACGCTTCAATACGAGAAAAGAGGCTATTATAGCTCGTATAACAGCAGAAAGAGAATATAATAAAATTTTAGTAGAAAAAGAAAAACTTAGATTACAAAACAGAATTATTAAAAAATGTTACATATGTAGTGTTTCTGGAGTTGACTGGAGATCAAAAGACTTTGTAAATAGAGTTATATTCTCTAAAAGACATAATGGATTTTTTTGTACCAAACACCTTCATCACATGGATAGACACGGTAAAATACTGGAAAGAACTATTTATGACCGTAATGATTATGTGATAGACGGTGATATCTGTAGGATGAATCTTTATTCTAGAAATGGAAAAAAATCAGGAGTTACTACGTTTAATAAAATACATATACCATTGATTTTAAAACATAAATGGTTTTTAAAACATGGAAGAAATACTAAATATGCAAATACAATGCTTCCGAAAGAAAGAAAACATATTGGACTTCACTTATTAATCCTTTGTAAAAAGGAAGGATTTGAAATAGACCATATTGACGGAAATGGACTTAATAACACAGATGAAAATCTTAGATATGCAAGTCGTTCTGAAAATTCATGCCATCTAACATTCCTTAAAAAAAATAATACAAGCGGGGCAATAGGAATCTATCGTGATAAAAGATCTGGCAACTGGGTTGCTTTTATTACTGTCAATAAAAAAAGATATTATTCCGGAAGGGTATTTAAAAATAAAGAAGATGCAATAAGTGCCAGAATAGAGCTAGAAGAAAAATATCATGGAGTGTTCGCAAATAATATAAACAAAAACCTTTATGTCTCATAACGATCTCTTAAAAAAAACCGCCCTTGAATATATATCCCGTGGTGTGTCCGTGCTAGTAGCCGGTAAAAATAAAATACCACTTATCGCATGGAAGGAGTTCACCCAACGCATACCTACGAAAGAAGAGGTAATTTCATGGTTTGACATGTTCCCCGAGGGCCAGTTAGGGATAATTACCGGTAGGATCTCAAACCTTACTGTAGTAGATATAGAGAAAGGTGGTGACCCATCTTTTCTGCCACAAAATACACCAATCGTAAAAACAGGTGGAGGAGGATGGCATTATTTTTTTCTTTACGAGCAGGGTGTAATGAACTCTGCCAGGATACGGCCACTGACAGATATTCGCAGTGAAAATGGATATATTATGGCTCCTCCTTCTTTTTCAGATAAAGGACAATATTCAGTCATCAAAAGTGTTCCACTTCTCCCATTTCCAAAAGAACTCTTTGGATTAAAGAATCGTTTAAATTTAAACGAAAATAACACAAATAGCAAAATAGAAGTAGAGGAATATCCCGGCTATGGAAAGGGTCAAAGAAATGACATGATGACCAGATATATCGGCAGTGTATTAACACGTATACATCCGTCTGACTGGGATAAATTGGCATGGCCTATCGTACAAACTGCTAATACGAAAAATAATCCTCCTCTTCCTGAATATGAGCTAAAGAATACGTTTAATAGTATCTTACAGGCAGAAAAGAGAAATTCACCAGAGAGGTGGAAAAATAAGACAAACTCTGTTTCAGTGCGTCCAGAGTGGGATTCTGCAACTGGAGATGACATTGTTTTGATGTCAGAGGTTGCCGCTTCACAATCTATAAATATTGATGATGTTCACCCTCTTGGTTACGATGTGTTTGATAAAGCGATCCTTGGTGGTAGCACTCCCGGAGATTTAATTGTAGTCTCTGGTCAAACATCTCATGGGAAAACTTCATTTTGTCAATCTCTCACATATAACTTCATAAAACGTGGCGAGAAAGTTCTTTGGTTCTCATATGAGGTTCTCATGTCATACCTTTGGAAAAAGTTCGAGACAATGGGTATGAACGCAGAAGATTTTATTTTTGCTCCATTTAAAAATACAACAGGAAATGTTGGATGGGTTGAGAAAAAAATAAAAGAGGCAAAGCAGAAGTATGGAATAAAAATGGTTGTTATAGATCATCTTGGATTTCTTATGCCAAAAATGAGTCAGAATGATATCTCTAGAAATTATGCAGCATACATTGGACAAATAGTTCGTGAGATTAAAACATTGGCAATACAAGAGGAAATAATTATTGTGCTTCCTGTCCATATGAGGAAGACAGAGGATCCAAACATTAATGATCTTAGGGATTCTAGTTCTATCGGACAAGAATCAGATTTAGTTTTTGTAATGGACAGAATTAAAGCAGAAGGAAATGAAGCACTGACAGAATACTATACAATGTTTACAAAAATATCTTTGATGAAAAATAGAAAGACTGGAAAATCTGTTGTTGGAAAATTTAAGATGCTTGATGAAAGATTTTGGTACGATGAATCAGAGACGATGAAACCTGAACAAAAATATGTAGCGGTAAGAGGATTTAAAAAAACCAGTTCCGTGAACATAGACGAACGCATAGAAGGAAAAAAGAAAAATGCTTTTGATAATATTGTTGATGGTAAAAATGCAGATGGAACAAAATTAAAAAAATTAGCAACTCAAGAAGAGGTGCCATTTTAATAAAAAATATATGACAATAGACGAAGTAAGAATGTTAATGGAGGAGTCAGGTATTGAAGAAGAAAAGATAAATGAATTCCTTGTGTCGTTAGAAAAGAATGAAAGTGAAAGTAAAGAAAAAGCATATGACAGAATAACAGCAGAATGGGAGATGAAAAATCAAATGGATAACGAAATTGACTGGAGAAAAAAAGCTCAAATCGCAGCTAGAATAATAAGTCTAAATTTAGAATAAATAATATATGACAGAAACAATAATAGTGGCATCAATAGTACTTTGGTTCTTGGGAGAAGTTACATCTAATACATTTGGAGGACTTATAATTATTCTTCCAGTAATAGCATCAATAGCGATAATTATGAAAATCTGTAAATAAAAAGTTATTAACACTTGACAAGTAAAGAGAAATGTGCTATACTGTATGCAGAAGATAAGAGTGGTTGAGTAATAAGCGGAAGCTCATCAAATCGATTCCGGTCTTGCAAATAGTGGTCACGCATGGGTGCGCCACACGTAAACGCTACGTTGAGTCACTCCGTAGTATGAGCAAGTATAAACAGCGCCACCTTATCTTTAATAAAGCGCCTGTAGAGAACTGGCATCTCATTATGAAATAAATAATATCTATAAAAATATGGCTTTCAAAAAATATATATCAAGACATAGTAAAAAACCACTTACGATTAGTAATTTCATTGAAGTAATTTCATGGGAGTCAATTAAGATCGAGATGTATGCAAAAGATTATAAAAAGTTTTGTAAATGGATGAATGGGCAGACAACCACTTATGGTGGCGTATACAAATGTGATCTTGAGAGATTCTTAAATGGCTTAGATTGTATTGATTAAAAAATATGAAATATAGAATAATAAGATTCTACAAAGAAGAAAAAAAACATAGAAGAAAATTAATTAAAGATGGACTTACACTTAAAGAAGCACAGAAACATTGTAAAGATCCAAAGACAAGAAAGGAAGGAATATATTTTGATGGATATGAAAAAGATTTATGTACTAACTGTGGGCAACAATTAAAATAATATATATGAAAATATTATCACAAGCAGAAGCAAAAAATTTAGAGTTGTTAAATTCTTTTACTCATAAACCATCACAACAGTTTTTGGAGTTTAGAAAAATTATAGAAGAAATGTATGATCTTCATATGAGGAAGAATTCAGATTATGGAAGCGGAAATATTGGAGACCTTGGCGAGAAAGGAATCTATGTCAGAATGTGGGATAAAATATCAAGATTAAAGGAGTTAGTTTGGAATAGAAAAGAGCAAAAAGTTTTAGATGAAAGTATAGATGATACAATCATGGATTTGGGGGTTTATTCGATAATTATGCTGATATATAGAAGGGGAAAGTGGGGGATATGATCCCCTATATACCTCCAGACCCATGCACGCTTTCCTATGTATATTGTCCATATGAAATAGTAGAAGATTATACAGAGATTGAGTCAGTTGTAACAGCATACGTTTTAAAAGGGATCATGGCATCTGGTGAACAAGTTTATGATGGATCTATAGCTTGTCCAAGATACATTCCACTAGAAACGAAAATAGAGATCTTTGAAAAAAAATATATCTGCAAAGATAGAATGAATAAAAGATTTCCAGACAGATTTGATATATGGATGAAAAATAAAAAAGATGCAATTGAATTTGGAAAACAAAAAATAAAATTAAGAATTTTTCATAAAAAAAATAATCTATATGTTAAAGGTTGAGGTAGAAAGAAATGCAATATCTGAATTTAATTTTATATCTGCAACAATGATATGCAACTGGTGTGATAAAGCGATTACAAGGAGTGGCCCATCTAAAAATGTTGTTAGTATATGTGGAGAAAAAGGATGGAGAATGAGGGTATCTTTAAATGGAAAAGAATGGATGGTTGCATGTAATAATAATGAATGTTTGAAAGGAATAAATTCATATAATAATATAATATATGAATATGATAAAAGAAATACACTAAACAGGCTTTAAAGATATTATTATTATGCAAAGAAAGACGCATTTATAACATATGACTTATGAAGAGTTTAAAAAGCAACTAGAAATAGATAGGGAATCTACTTGGTATAAAATCTCATACCCTCTTTATCGTACATTCTATTGGCTATGCGACTTCCGATATCACCTTCGCTGTATACGATGGTATTTCGTGAGGGGATGGAGAGGCTGGGCAGAATGTGATATGTGGAGCTTTGACAGCTATTTGACCTCTTGGGTAGGTGATGCGTTGCGCCACCTCAATAAGCATCGGAATGGTTGTTATCCATCATACCTTGCATCAGAAGAAGAGTGGACAGAAATTATTGAAAAGATAGCAATCGGTTTCGATATTCCTGCGATTCAAGATGAACTTACACTTGAAGAAGGGGGATACGAAGAATATAAAAAGAAATGGGACGAACTTGAAGAACGAAGGATTGAAGGAATGACCCTTTTTGTTAAGCACTACCATGGTCTATGGGATTGATGGGAAAATATAATAAATCATAAAGTATTAAGTATGAGAGTCATCTTTGAAATACTATTCGCTCTTATCTTGGTCGGGATATGGGCGATCATTATGAAAAAACTATTTATGAATAAGAAAAAATAATATGACAGAAACTTCATACGAGAGAGAAGAAAAAAGGAAATTAAAGCTTATTATCGGTGGCGTAATAGCGTTCCTGCTTATAGTGTTGTTTATCGCCATGAATCCGTTTGTTTTTGTGACAGCTGGACAGCGAGGTGTGGTGATGAATTGGGGTGCTGTGTCTGATACCGTGTTGGGTGAGGGTGTGCACTGGCGAACACCAATAGTGCAGAGCGTGAAGACGATCGACGTGCGAACACAGAAGGAGCAGGTAGACAGCTCTGCGGCATCAAAGGACATGCAGACGGTTAGTGCTAAAGTTGCGCTTAATTATCACGTAATGCCGGAAAAGGTAAATCTCTTATGGCAAAAGATTGGAGCTGATTATAAAGACAGAATTATTGATCCCGCCGTACAGGAAGCGGTTAAGTCTACAACAGCGAAGTACACGGCAGAGGAGCTCATTACGAAGCGCGAGAGTGTGAAAGAAGAGATTAAGACAGCTCTTATGACACGGCTTAGTAATGAATATATTGCAGTAGATGAGTTCTCGATTGTAGACTTTAATTTCTCTGAGTCGTTTAATAAGGCGATTGAAGCAAAGCAGACTGCCGTGCAACAAGCATTACAGGCAGAGAACGACTTAAGGCGCATTAAGGTTGAGGCAGAGCAGACGGTCGCCACTGCAAGGGCAAGTGCTGAAGCAATAAAAATACAGGCAGAAGCAATAAATAGTACAGGTGGTGCTGATTATGTTGCCCTCCAATGGGTTGATGCTTGGAAATCAGGGGGAGCAAGGGTTCCTGAATTTATTACAAGTGAACAGTCCGGTGGGTTTATTATGAACTTACCAAATAAGAAGTAAAGTCGATTGACAATAGTTTCATATCGTCTATAATTAGACATATGATTACAAAAGAACAATTAAGTAAAATTAGAAGTGACGCAGCAAAGCTTTCATATCTTAATGGAAGGATTCATCCAAATTTAGGGAAGCATCTTTCGGCTATAACAAAAAAAAGACAAAGTAGAGCTCGTTTAAAGTTCTATAAAAACGGTGGTATTCATCCTAACACTGGGAAAAAATTCTCTGAAAAAAGAAAAAAGGAAATGAGTGTATTAAATTCAGGAGATAAGAACCCAAATTGGAATGGGGGGGTGGTAAAGACAAAAATAGGCTATTTGTTTGAATATTGCCCAAACAGTAAAAGGTCCAATGGGGGGACTATAAACCATGTATTGCAACACCGCCTAGTAATGGCTAGACATATTGGAAGAGACTTGTTGTCTTCAGAGGTTGTTCATCACATAAATGGGATTAAGGATGACAATAGGATAGAAAATCTTGTCATTACGACCGCCTCTAAGCATGTTTCTGGACATAACTCGGAAAGAGTATGGAAAGAAAGTAGTAAGAATAAGCAGCGGATAAAAGCAGAAAAAATGAGGGATAAAAATAGTGGACGTTTTATCAATCTTACTAAATAATATGTACGAAAAATCAAACTGCTGTGGCGCAATAGCATTGAACATACTTATAAATCTATGACCACCCCAATCTGCGCCTGCAACAACCCCCTCTCCCTCAAGAAGCTCTCAGAGCTGACGGAGATAATTAATAAGATGTGAATTATATGGAAAAGTTTTTAGAAAAGTTTGATACTCTAGCAGAAACAATTTTTAATGAATTTGAGAAGAAGCCACTCTCAACATCGGTAAAAGCACTCATTATCTACTGGATATTTCTTAAGATTAAGAATCTTTCACGACGATAATATGCAAAATGAAATATACATAGCGTTCGGTCTAATCTTCCTTTGCATTATAGGATTATTTTACAGCCACACTGACGGTTGGATGAAAAAAATCATTGCAGTATTCATAGCGTTCGTGCTGTTTTCTCTTGGAACAAATCTAACATCGTTAATAAAACCGATTGTCATTGAAAAAGAAAAAGCAGTTTACTTAACTGATATGAACGAAGGAAGTACAGTACGATGGAATGGTAAAGATTACTGTATTGTTGAAGTTGGTGATTATGACAGTATCGGAAAGATGACCTTATATCTAAATAAGTGTAAATAATATGAACCCCAACAACACCCCCCTCTCCCCAGAGAAGCTCTCAGAGCTGACGGAGATTATAAATAAGATGTGATATGAACTACGCTAATTTAAATGAAGATAAAGAAAATAATACTATGAAAGCAGTATTGATTGTTTTTGGTTCTCTATTTGCAGCGATTCTAGTGGCTCTTTTATTTTGGGGGATTCCACAGTATGGACTGTACGCACAAGGCTTGAAAGGAGAGGCGAACTTACGCCAGCAGGAATGGGAACGAAAGATTCTTGTTCAGCAAGCTACAGCAGAAAGAGATTCGGCAAGTCTCAAGGCAGAAGCAGAAGTTGCGCGTGCAAAAGGTGTGGCTCAGGCGAATAAAATTATTGCAGAAGGACTTAAAGGAAATGAAGAGTACCTACGCTATCTCTGGATAAATAATCTTGAGCATGTTCAGGGAGCACAGGTTATTTATGTCCCAACGGAAGCAGGACTGCCTATTCTTGAAGCGAATAGACTGAAATAATATGACCACCCCCAACAACATCCCCCTCTCCCCCGAGAAGCTCGCTGAGATAGAATCGTATTTCAAGCAAAAACGAATATGAGAAAGTTATATTATGAAGAAGAAAATGGCGAATTTTACTGGGTGAAGGAAACACTAAAGACCTTCACTATTGAATGGGTGGCGAAGTTTAATTGTGATAGCGAAAAAACACCGCTTGACCAAAATGTAAAATGGGGGAATATCCTAAAAGTTTCAAAAGAGAAAAACAAAAAGCATTGTTTGAGTAGTTATGACGATGAGCATATTTGTATTTATCCATTTCAAAACGGGCAACCTTTCTATTTAGAGCCAGCTACTAAAACTCATATTACAAGTGAAATATCAAATTGTGTAAAATGGGGAGTATCAAGTCAGTATTATCAAGATTTAATGCAATTTGTATGAAAAGAGATACGAAGTGGAGGGAGGAGTTTGAAGCAAATATGCTTGACGGTGATAGTGTTTATGATTGTGGTGGAGCAACGCTTTCTGCTGAGGATGTATATGAGTATGTTTCTGAATACATCACCTCCCTCCTCCAACAGAAGCACGAGGAGAGCTATAAGCTGGGATTCGATGATGGCGTTAAGAGTATGTATAAATAATATGAAAAGAGAAAAAACAAAACGTGGTTTTGGATTGATACAGTTTACTGACTATAACGGTGTTGAGTGTTCTCTTCAAAAATCTTCTATAGCCACAGATGATCTTATATGGCTCGGATGCGATGATGCTGATCCGCAGTACTTTGTACCCAATGGTAATCCATCATGGCGCAAGCTTGAAGTTCCAGCAGAGACAGTTTTTAATACCCGTATGCACCTCACCAGATCACAGGTGAAGAAACTAATGCCACATCTTCAAAAATTCATAGATGAAGGAGAAATATGACACAAAACCCTAACAGCTCGCTGGAGAGGCTGGTGGAGAAAGCAGACATTAATTTTGATGCGTGTTTGGACTATCACAAAATACCGTTCCTTCCAGTTGAGTTTCATGAGCTTATTCGAGAGGAACTACGAGTCGCCTACACCACAGGCTACAACGCAGGACTCGCAGACGAGCGGAAGGCACGAGAGCTTGATAAGAACGAATCATTGGCTGAGTTCAAATCCAGGGAGCAGGATGAGCTTGATAAATTAAAGAAGAAGATTTTTAATACAAATCTTTGTGAGGAAGAAACATTAAAAAAAATAAAAATAGAACCTTTTCAGAAATCGTCTTGTTGTGGTGTGAAAGTAATTAAACGAACAAAAGAAGATATGAATAATAGATGGAAAAAATGGCTAGATGGTATATGCATAAATTGTGAAGAAAATTGTGCAGTCATCACCGAATCAGCTGATTCCATCCCCCAGACAATGCAGGACTCGCAGACGAGCGGAAGGCACGAGAGCTTGAGTGGGTAATGAAAGATGTATGAAACAAGAAATACTAAGAAGACAAGATATATTCAAATCTTTTTTAGAAAAGGAATTATACAACAACTCTGCTGTTGAGATGTATCAGGAAGACATAAAATCAATAGTAGAAAATGTAATGACTTTATATCGTGCTGATATTGAGAAAGTAATTGAACTATTAAAAGAACTATGAAACACACACCATTGATTATTGTAGTAGTTTTTTTGGTTGGTATTTCTTTACTTATATACCTAACACCTTTATGTGAACGTCCTTCCAATTATTTATCAGGGAATGATATGGCTAAGTGTATTTTAAAATGACCCCCCAGAGATAACATTAACAAGTAATAAATAAACGATATGAAAGAAGAAATACATAAAGATATTAAAATAGAACTTCTAAACCCCAAACAAGTTATGGAAGCATTTTTGGCAGGCGAACGGCTTATAAACTCCAAGTATTGCAATGGGTGGGATAATGATTTATCCAAAGAACCTGAACATTATTTATATTTAGATGATGGTGGATATATTGCAGAAGAAGATGGAGCGACTGCAAAGGGAGATAGAATCCCAATCTCATTTAGAGGAAATGAAAGATGGTTTATAATTACCCCCCAGAGATAACATTACCCCCAACAGATTAAAATAACTTGGCTATGATATACTATATATGTATGGCACGCTACGTGGGACTGTCTGTATTCCTCCAGGCTTCCAGATGGTTTCTTTCTGCAATGAGAGACGTGCCACTCGTTCTTTCACATGGAGGGATAAATGGCTAAGCAAAGCCGTAAGCAAAGTGAGGCTGTTATGCTCTTTTTCACAGAGGCAGGCATCACGGAGGGCTTCTGGGTTGTATCATGGAATCACAAGTTTATCAGCTTCGGAAAGAAAGGAGGCACAAGTCTTCTCAGAGTGAGTGCTGACTGGGTATGGAGGTAGAAATGCACTACTGCACTATTTGTAATTCGATGCAAAATAACTGCATCAGTATAGGAGCCGTAGCTATATGTTTGTCTTGCTGTGAAAAAATAAGCAAGAAAGCAGATGACTATCTTCTCCTACACACAAAGACATGGCATCCACAGATTCACGAACACAGGAAACATATATCCCCGGATGAAGCCTCTGACAAACAGCTATGAGCAACGAGACGAGAGATTCAATTCTGTTCACAGCATCCATTGTCATTCTCTGCATCGCTATAGGAGCGAGGATACTTCTGAAAGGAGTACTATGAAAAAAATGAAATGCAGTAAATGTCCATTTAAGGGTAACGAGTTCCAGTTCGCTTGGCTCGACACTCGGAAGATGAACGAACCAGTCTGCATACCATGCTTCTTGAAGCAGAAAGGAGTGCTATGAGAGTTGAGGTCTGTGCAAATTGCGGAGGTAAGGATATTACAGGAGGTAAGATCATTAAAGATCAATCTTATTGTAGAATTTGTAGTCGTACAATTACGGCAACACTTTCAAAAGGTAACTCCTGAATAGAATACGGGGGATTGCAACTGCCTTCCCCCTCTAAGTTCTAATATATGTGCTACATCAATGCTTTTAACTTCTCAGTTTTACTTATCATCATTCTTGTGTGGAGTATTATAATTTATTTGATAGTAAAAGGTTGACAATAGGTTTACGATGTGAGTACACCATATAATATGGTAATAGACATTATAAAATATATTAAGAGTTCAGAATAATATGAAGGCATGTACGCATATAAAATGTCCTGAAAGAATAGGAAAAAAATGTAATGAAAAAAATCCTAAGATTCCAAAAAAAGATTTAAGAGATGCTGCAATGTGTGCTAATTTCATGCAGGGATTTAAGATTGAGATATGGGATTTATTTTTTAAGATACGTAATGATGGATTTAAGTTTATCGACGGTAATCTTCTTGATGATATAGCTATGCGTTTATATGATAAGTATATAAAGAAATAATATATGCATGTGGTAAATGAATTACCAATAAGGATATTATAAATACCCTTCCTTTTCTTATAAATGCACTTGACAAAACGCTAAAAATGTGCTATACTGTACAGTAGCGATATACCGTAAATAACCTTTATTAAACTTTTTTCATTGGAGAGTATGTCGCTATACAAAACCAGTGAAAAAAGTATAATAAGGGTTTTTTAAATAATAGATAATATAATAATATGAAGGAAAAGGAAAAATCAGAAGCAGAAGAAAAAGAACATGCAGTTGAAGATGCTATATTACAACTTCAAAAAAAATACGGTAAGGCTGCTGTATTACAGATGAATGAAGATGTACGATTTGAAGTTGAAGCAATCTCTACTGGATGTTTTTCTTTAGATGATGTTTTTGATTGTGGTGGAATGCCGAGAGGGAGGATAATTGAGCTCTTCGGGCCTGAGTCAGGGGGTAAAAGTACAATAGCAACATATCTTATGGCAGAAGTTCAGAGACAGGGTGGTAGGGCAGCCCTTATAGATGCAGAACACGCTTTTGATCAAGAATACTCAAAGAGAATAGGTTTAGATGTAACAAAGCTTATTGTATCTCAACCAGATACGCTTGAGGAAGCTATAGACGTGGTTAGCAAGCTTGTAGCAAGTCAAGGGGTAGATATTATAGTCGTTGATTCTGTTGCCGCAATGGTTCCTAAAGCAGAACTTGAGGGAGATGAAATGTTAAAAAGTACAATGGCTCTCCAGGCTCGTCTTATGGGTCAGGCATTAAGAATACTCACAGGATCTGTTTCAAAGAGTAATACTATTGTCATATTTATTAATCAATTAAGAGAAAAAATAGGTGTATTCTATGGTCAGAAAGAAGTAACACCGGGAGGTAAGGCATTAAAATTTTATGCTTCTGTAAGACTTGAAGTCAAGAAGGGGGATAAAATAGAAGGAAAAGATAAAGAACAGATAGGAAATGAATTACGTATAACAGTGGTAAAGAATAAGGTTGGTTATCCATGGAAAAAAACTACATTGAATCTTTATTATGGATCAGGAATAGATCTTTATACAGATGTTATAGACTATGGTGAGAAACTTAGGATAATAACAAAAACCGGTCATAGTTATTTATATGGAGATACAAAATTAGGAATTGGAAAAGACAATGCAAAGATATTTCTAAAAAATAATAATGATATATATGAAAAAATCAGAAACGAAATTAAAGGAAAAGAATCAAAAGAAAGAAAAAATAAGAAATAAACCTAATAAAAAAATAACAGATATATATGATGCTGTAGTTAAGTCTACATGTGAAGATATAAAAAATAAAAAAGATGTAGAATGTCATGTTCTTTTGATTTCAAATAATAACAAGATAGTTGTTGCGCAATTAGGAGATTGTAATAACTTTAATGAAAGAAGCGATGTACTTTCATTATTGGCTAAAAACCTTATAAAAGAAAAGATATCGATTAATGCGGCAATATCAATATCAGAAGCATATATGACCTTAATTAATAAAGATGAAGTGAAAAAAGATAAAGATGAGGTTTTGTTCTTTACTGCAATTGATGAATTTGGTAATCAAATGGAGTCAGTATATAAGATTATTAGAGATAAAGATGATATAGATTTAGAAAATATTATGAATGATGATGGGCTAAAGCTGAAAAACAATCTTTTACAGTCATTTTGGGTATCTTATAAATAAATAGTTATTAACACTTGACAAGTATTAAAAAGTATGCTATACTATATTCAAGATGATTAAAAAGGTCGATTTAGAAAGTAAATTAAATATTATTAAATTAAAAAAAATATGAATATTTTTGAACAAGGACGAGAAATGAAAGCAGGATGGGCATCATTTAAGAACATTGGAGATGGCACACAAGGTACGTATGTAGGTAAAAAAGCAGCTATTGATAGCTATAATAACAAACAAACAGTCTATGAGCTTATGGATGAGTTTGGAAACATCGTACTTGTTGGTATTAAGGACACTAATACTCCATTTCATGACCAGATGAAGCATGTGAGATTAGGGCAAATTATTGGTGTAAAATACGTAAAAGATATTCCAGGAGACAGGGGGAATCCATTTAAACTACTTTCTGTATGGTCAGATCCTAAGATTGTAAATAAAGAGTGGTTAGAGTCATATTCTAACGTACAAACAGAGATGCCAGTACAACTACAACAGAATCAAGTCTTCTCAAGTCAACCATCTGCTGACGAAGGATCTGGCTCACATAAGAATAATATTTCACAGAATGTTGATCCTTTATTTGGTGACGTTCCATTTATTACAGAAGAAGACAAAATTAAAAAGATCATTGAAATTGCAGGTACAAAATTTAATCTCACAGATGCTAATGATATTAAAAACAAGGTGATGGAAGAGACAAAACTTGCATTTATCGTTTCAAATTTAGATGCAATTATAACTGCACTCATCTAAATAATATATAAACATATGAAGATTATATCACAAGAAGAACTTCTTAAATTTGAACTTAAGGTTAATCCACGTTCATTAAAGAAAACAAACTTATTGAGAGATGAATTAGATAAGATTGAAGTAGGACAAATATTATTTATTGGAAGTACTGAATGGGATATTAAGTCATCTCCATCATGTATGATTAATAGTTGGTATGTTAAAAATAAAACAGGAAAGGTATTCTCTCAGAGAACTCTTGTAGATGACAGTGGATGGATTATAACTAGATTAAAATAATATATAAATATATGAAGATTATATCACAAGAAGAACTGCAATGTTTAAGTCTAAAAACCATTGGAAATCTAAAACAAATCGGAAGAAATTTAGTGAAAGACGAGCTAGATAAAATGGATATTGGACAGACTCTTCTTATTGAAAAAGAAGATTGGACACGAAAATCTCCACCTCCGTCATGTATTAATGGGTGGTATACAAATCATGGTAATAAAAAACTATTTTCTTCACGAACACTTAAGGATGAATCTGGATGGGTCATTAGGAGAATTAGATAAAATAATATGAAAAATCTTTGTGGAAAAATGAGACCAAAAGATGATCCATATGAGATATGGGAAAATGAGTCTATTGGTTGGGTGTGGAAGGTTTTAAAGAAGTGGCAATCCAACGATTATGCTCAAAATGCAAGATGGTTCTGTCTTGTAGAAACACCAATAGTTCCTCAAGGAGAACTTGGGGATTGCTACGTTTCAGATATAATAAAAAATTCTGAAAGGATAAAATAATATGGGTAAAATATTATGCATCGGTGATCTGCACTTTAGAGAATCTCTCGGATATTCATCATATATAGAAGATGGACGTGAAGGAGAGAAGAAAGAAATACTAGACTTCATTGTAAGTGAGGTAAAAGATTGTGAGAAGGTTGTCATGCTTGGTGACCAACTAAATGCACGGAACAATACATCAGAGGTTATAAGGGCTTTCGTAGAGTTTATTGAGAGGTTTAAAGATAAAGAACTCTATATCCTTGGTGGAAATCATGAAAAAAGAGGCAACGGTAAAAGCGCCATAGACTTTCTTGAAGAAATTAAACGACCAAATCTACATGTCATTATCAGAGAGATTAAAAAAATTGGTAAGATGGTATTTTGCCCGTACTTTACGAAAACAGAACTGGATGCAAAAGATACAGACGAAGGACTTAGGAAGGTATTGGAACAAATGCCTGAAGGAGAGATGTTATTCTGCCACCATGCGATATCAGATACTCTTGTCCAATCTGGCATCTCAACAAACATCTTTGATGAAATCGTCTTACCGAAAGAAGAACTCGAAAAAAGGTTCAGGTTAGTGGTAGGTGGTCATATCCATAAACCAGATGCTTATGATCGTACAATCGTAACGGGGAGCATCTTTAATAATGAGGTTGGAGAAGATGGTAAATGTATCTGGAAAATAAACGAAGAAACGCTCGTATATGAATGCATTAAACTCCCTGGTAGAAAAATAATGAAAATAGAGAATCCTACAAAAGAATATCTTGAAACGATAGACGGAAAAGGAACTATAGTAAAGATTATTCTGACCGATAAAAAAATAGATATAGCAGATATTAAGAAAACAGGTAAAAGGTTTGATGCATGTATTATAAGTGAACAATATAATACAGAAAGAAAGAAGAATAAAGAATATGAATTACTTGATTTCAGTATAGAAAATCTACTGATTGCATATTCAAAAGAAAAAAAGGTCGATATAAAGAAACTTACGGAAGGTTTTAATCTTATAAAGAATATATGACAACAGATGTATTTAGAAGATTGAAAGAAAAATCCAAAAGCCCTAAAGAGCTCAGAGATGAAGTAGCAAAAGATATAGATAGCATAATGAACAATGATGAGAGTTTTTTTGATGCATTACTCCAATTTGGAGAGGCATTAAGATTTACTCTTCATAAGGGAAAAGAACAGACGGAAGACGAGATGAGAGAGGCACAGTTCGTATATATTAATATGGTATATACAATGCTCAAGGCATTTGATGCGTCTGGTTTTGTTAAGATTATTCCAAAGGTTGATAGGATTGTGGATAATGCCATAGAAGATTATAAAAGAAGTTTATGAAAACAGTTGGGCTCGATCTATCATTGGTTGCGACAGGGTGTGTAGTCCTTGAAGACGGCAAGATACACACAAAACTATTAATAAAAACAAAACCTGATGTAAATAAAACACACCTTAACGAGCTTAAGAGACTCATACAGATTCTAGAAAAGATTGAGGAAGTTATCAGTGAGGATGAAATAACTCTTGTTGCAATTGAAGGACTGGCGTTCATGGCGAGAAATACAACATCACTGGTTCAATTATCTGGACTTAATTACTTGGTGAGAAAACTTCTTTATGATTACAATATACCGTTCGTGATTGTTGTACCGACAAGTTTGAAACGTTTTGCAACAGGTAAAGGAAATAGTCCAAAGGATAATGTAATGATGAGCGTATATAAAAAATATGGAGTCACGTTAACAGATAATAATTTATGTGATGCCTATGTACTCAGTCGTATAGCAGAGGCAATGAAAAAAGAAATGAAACTTACAGTCCCACAGAAAGAGGTAATAGCTTTATTAAATAAGAATAAATAATATGAAATCACAAAAAATAGAACAAGTCACAAAAGAACAGATTCAAATTATACTAGGAGCACTATTTCTTCTTCTTTCTGGAAACATGAAAGATATTAGTGGTGGAATTTTAAAGGATGTCAATAAACAGATCATGTTTAGAAACACACAAACTGAAATTATCAATGATAATAAAAAATCAAAGAAATCTAAAAAATAAACAATATGGAAAATGATAATATAATAAAATCTATTATTCCATATATATGTCCACATTGTACTAAGGATTTCTTTATTGAACTTCAGACCATTCCTACTATGGTAAGTGGGATATTGACGCAAAACGACATTAAGGAAGCGAAAGAACTTGTATTGAAAAAAATTGCTGATCTTAATATGAGCTTTGAAGAAACAGAAGAATCAATAAAATGGGTCAGAAATGAAGAAACCATTTTCGGTCCGGCTGATGTTGATGGGATTATAGATAATATTAGAAAATAATATGAAATCAAAAATTAATATTCTGGAACGGTTTAAAATTGAAGATGATCGTGTCTTTTGTAAGATGTGTGGTGCTGAAATTGAAAAAAATTATGGAAGAATAAAAATATGTACAACTGATACATCACATTGTTATAAGGCAAGTAAACGACCGTTCAGGAATAACTATAGTCTATTGTGTTGTCCATCATGCTTTAAGCATATGGTAGAAAGTATCAATAATGCGATTATGAATAATTATGATAACTCTAAAAAATCTTAAAATTGAAAATTTCCTTTCTCATGAAAGTAGTGAGTTGTCTTTTAGAGAAGATGAAAAGCTACTTATAGGGGGGCGGTCTGGAACGGGAAAATCGACGATATGTGAGGCAATACTTTTCGCTCTTTATGGTAAGGGGAGAGTGGATAACCGGAATATCATTAGAAAAGGAGCCAAAAACGCCTCTGTAGAGCTCACATTGAAGGAAGATGACCTTTGCTACAAAATAGAGAGAAAGACCTCTGAAAAAGGCAAACAGACCCTGAATATGGTGCTCCTCAACGATGATTTAAGTGAAGAAGTTATCAAGGTAGAGGGTTTAAAGGAAAAACAAGACTGGATTGAGAAAACACTCATAAAATCGTCATATACTCTCTTCACGAACTCTATTCTGTATCTTCAAGATAATGTTGATACGTTTGTAAAACAGACAGCCTCAAAACGCAAAGATCTTCTTCTTGAGATTGCCAATATTGAAGACTATGAAATGTATTACAATAGAGCAAAAGAAGAACTGAAATTGGCAACAGAAGAACGTGTTAGGATTGAAACATTAACCAATGAGAAAAAAAGAATAATAGATTTTAATATAAATCCATTGAACACCATTGAGGATCTTGAGAAAAAAGAAACAGATATAAAAGATTCCATTAAGACATTGAACCTTCAATTAGAAAATGCAAGAGCTAACAGTGAGAAACAAAAAGAAACACAGAGAGATATTGTAATATTAGAATCAACATTATCTAATTTAAAGAGACAAGAAGAATCATATTTTTCTAATATCAAAATAAAAGAATCAAGCATAGAATTTCTTAAGAAGGTTGATGTAAATGCAATACAAGAAGGTCTGAAAAAACTCAAGGATTCAAAAGAAAAACTTCTTATAGTAGAAAAGAAGGAGAAGGAAGATATAGAGCATAATGACAAAATACGTTATCTCATTGCACAGAAGCCATCAGAATATGATTATGAGGTAGATATAACATCATTGAATAAACAGCTTATTTCTATAATGACAAGTAAGGATAATTACTGTGAATATTTAAAAAGTAATTGTCCGAAACTTCAAGAACGATCGAAGGGTCAGATATCATATATTGAAGATCAGATAAAAGATAAGCAAGAGAAATTTACATTTCAGATTGCAGCAACAGAAGCGTATATTGCAAGACTGAATGCCCTTGGATTACAGAGAGTCATAGATAATGGAGCGCAGATTCTCAGAGAAGAAATAAAAATCCTTGAACATTGGGAAAGGGATAGTATACAGAACTCTTACGCTGAAGAAAAAGTAAAAGATTTTATAAAAGAGATAGAAGAAATAAAAGAAAAAATAAAAGAAATAAAAAATAATCTAACAGATAGAAATATTGAGATATTAATTTTGAAAAAAGCTCTTGCAGAGAATAACGTTGACTGGGTTAAGGTTGAACAGACAACTAATAATCTACTGATAGGAAAACAGTCATCACTTATGACTGTCACACAGGAACTCACACTCGCAAGATATGCAAAGAAAATTGTTGAAGATACTGAAAAGGAACTTATACTATTAAAAGAAAAGCTTTCTGATATCTTAAACAAAATAGATCTTCTTGAAATAGTAAAAGAAGCATTCAGTTCTAAAGGTATAAAGACATTGGTAATAGATCATATCGTACCGCTTCTTGAGACAAAGATTAATGAGATCCTCAGTCAACTGTCTGATTTTCGTATACGTCTTGATACACAGAGGCAGAGTGCTGATGGAGAGAGTATGGTAGAAGGTTTATTTATTAATATTAATAACGACATTGGTGAGGAGCATGATTTCGACGCATTCTCTGGTGGGGAGCGTGTTAAGATAACGGTAGCTATATCAGAGGCACTGGCATCATTACAGAAGTGTAGTTTTAGAGTGTTAGACGAGGCGATCCAGGCGCTTGACGAAGAATCTACAGAATCATTTATTGATGTATTGAACCAACTAAAAGATAGGTTTAAACAAATAATTTGCATTAGTCATATTCAACAAGTTAAAGACACGTTCGACGATAGTATTGAGGTAATAAAAGAAAATGGTATAAGTAGAATTATATGAAAAAAATTTCTCTGAATTTAGGATGTGGCATAGGTTTTGTAAAGAATTTTATTAATGTAGACAATTTCATTGATGAGAAAAAGACAAGAAAAAAAACGGGTGAATACGTTGATTCAGAAATAGGAGAAAATGCAATCTTTGTTAAGGGTGATATGAGAGCATTACCATTTAAAGATAACTATGCTGATTATATAGAGTCTGTAGATGCCATAGAGCACATATCACACATTGATATAGGTAAAGTATTTAGTGAAATGTATCGTGTTCTGAAACCAGGTGGTGAGCTTGTTCTCTTTACTACAGACTTTGATGAGCTTGCACGTTTGTGGAGTGGATATATAGCTGATAAACCATTTGATTTTGAGAAATATCACGATCTAATGGAAGTTATTTATGGGAACCAACATCATGATGGGGAATATCATAAAATACCTTTTAATAAAGATTTTCTTTCAAAGTGTCTCATTGTAGTTGGATTTAAAGCTGAAGATATAAAGATGATTATATATCCTACCAACTGTGCAACGTGGCCACCCCTTAAGACATGGCCAAAAAAGAAAGATCAGGTAATACGAACTCAAATGATTTATGTGTCAGTTAAGAAGCAAAAATAATATATGACAAAAGGACTCTATAAAATAGAGATCAGAAAAACGTGTAAGGTGTGCACCGCCAAAATAGAAGGCAAGCGCATGCGTTCATATTGCTCAAAGAAATGCAGGGAGAAATTCTTTAATAAAAAGAATCAACCATACAGTACAGAATGGCAAAGAAGGGCACGGGCAAAGATAGCAATACTACCAGATGAAGAAAAGATCCAGTGTCAGATATGCCTTCTACGCTACCATAAGATAGCTGGTCATGTACGTTACGTTCATAAGATGACCGCAAGACAATATAAACAGGAATTTGGTTATGATGTAAAGAGAGGAATTCTATCTGACAAAGCCCGAAAGAATATTAGAGATAGAACACTGGAAAATGGTACGATGGAAAATCTAAAAGCGGGTAAAAGATATTGGTTCAAAGAGGGACAACAGGAAGAGACATATGAACGGTCAGAACAGACAGAAAGAAGATTAAAGGATGTTCATATCTTTAGAACACGAGATGTAAGAAAAATAAGAAATGCTTTAGAATCTAAATTTAAATCAGTAAGACAATATATTGTATGAATGACACAAAACATCAATACCTAGAGGACTATAATGACTTTCTCAAGACCTACCACCGTGGTCAGGTATCGGCGGAGGAGGTTGGCGAGTTGATTGTAAAGATGGCAAGCTACTTTGCACAGTATAATATGGCAATGGTACTTGCTGATAGAGCATTGGCAATGGTCGCACGTGATATTGAAAGTAGAACTGACGAGAATGGTAAAGCTATTAGTTCATCTAAAGCAAAAATCTTTACTGATGCAACGGATGAATCAATGGAATATAATATGGCAAAGGCACATATACAAAACATTGAACAATTTCTTAATGCGTGTAAGTCATTACAAAAGGGAGTTTTAAATGAATATTCTCATATGGGAAATACGTAACCTATAAAAAAATAATATATGCTAAAGTCTATAACATATATGAATATAAAGTGTGTAAATTGCGAAACTGAATTTTTACATAATAAGAAACATCACAAATTCTGCAGTGAAGAGTGTGCAGAAGAACATAAACGTGTAGATAAACATACATTTCCTAAATACATATGTACAAAGTGTAGATTTGAAGTTCAATTATGCTTCTCTCCAGTAGAAGATAAAAGAAGGTTCATGGAGTATAAGTGTGAGAAATGTGGAAGTAAAAATATAGAGAATTAAAAGAAGCCCCTTAAGTGGGGCTCTTTTTATTACTTTTTCTCACCCATCTTCCCAACTGCACCAGAGATGTTTTCCAATATTCTTTTTCTCTTTGCTGCATCTTGTTCATTTTGTGTAGGTTTTGATTCTTTATTCTGAACAGCAATATATTTTCCAGCCTTTTCTGATTCCATCTTTATACCTTCTTCTATCTTGTTAAAAGTTTTTCCATTTTTATCATATTTAGCCAATGGTTTGTTTTGTTTATACTTTTCATTAGACCATTCTGTGTTTTTATTATGAATAGTCATAATTTTTATAGCAAGATTTCTAGCATCTCTAGCAGCCTCTATTGCTGTATATGATAATCCAATCTCACCGCCTAGTCTTCCAAAAGACATTTCATCAAATTTAGTCAAATCTGTAGCATTAAGCTGTGCCCCTTGTTCTTCTCCTTGAATGCGAAATCCTTGTTCAAGAGCATCCTTTATCTTTATATCTTCTTCATTAGGTTTATGTTTTCCCTCAGAACTCTTCTGTTCAGATGATCTCTCTTCAGATTTCTTAGATGCTTCAGCAGCTCTCTTTCCATATATATATTCTTTATCCTTATCTGTAAGTTGATCATATGGTTTTCCTATCTCACTAAATCTTTTAAGTACGTCTTTTGGTTGAGATATAAAATGTCCCTGTTTATTTAATACCTTATAAAGATTATAATCAGAATATAGATTTTTCCCTTTTACTGTAGACATTCCAAAATATGAATCTAGAGTTCCTTTCCATTTCCATCCAAATATATGTTTAAGATCTTCCATTAATGCCTTATTAAATCCATATTGTGGTGAGTTTTTTGGATATGTTTTAATTACATCTTCCATTCTTTCAACAGCTGGTTTAGATGCTACCATATAAAGTTCATCGGCTCTTTTTTTTGCGTCAATTTTATTCTCATTCTTTTTCATTCCTTTAAGAAAATTCCTCATTTCGTAATAATCTTTGAGATTTTTAACCCTTTCTTTAGGAGAAAGATTCTCTTCTCTAATATTATGTTCTTCTTTACCGAGAATACGATAATTCATCAGTGCATCAACCTCTTCTTTTGAAAGACCTTTTATGTCTTCATCTGTTAGCTTTGGCTGTTCTTCTCCCTTTACTTTTTCTTTGAAAACGCCAAGAAGTCTTTCATTTTCTGAACGTATTTTATCAATTTCTTTATTTAGAACATCTTGATCTGTTGATGCTTTTCCTCCACTCTTAAATCTTATTTCTTCTTTTATTGGAAATTTTGTTTCAACACCATCTAATACTTTAGCATTCAGATCATCTATTGCATTCTTCTTTATGGCTAAATATTCCTTATCCATTATATTTGGAAAAGACTTCCTATTAAAAGAAATATCAATATTATGAAGAGTACTTGATATTCTTCTTAGATACAATCTTCTATCTTTACCTGGATTCTCTTCTATCTTACTTATCTCATCTTTTCCAATAGAGTACACCTGTTTATATATATCATCTTCACTTCTCTTCTTATTCTCAATAGCTTCCTTACCCTTTGTTTTTATAATCTTTTGTTTTTCTTTATCTTTAGGTGTAAGTTCATAACCATAAGAACGTTCTAATTTTGTAACATCAGCACCTTGTTTTTTAGTCTCTAACTGAGGCTCTTTAATATCAGGTTCAATAATACCTTTATCCTCTGTTAAAATTTCCTTAGGCTTAAATTCTTTTTTTCCAACTCCAACAACCGGAATACCTCTAAAAAGTGAGCTGACAGGATTACTCTGAAAGTCACCACTAGGTCCAAAAAATTTATCAAATTCAGCATTTATCATTACTGTATATTGATTTGCTTTTCCATCTTGTACTCCTTTTGATAGAATATCTCCTATTTCTACTGTTGTAATTATTTTTCTATTATCAAATAAATTTTGAGCTTGAGCATCATCTATAATATCTCCATGCACTGCGTTTATTTTTTCTTTTATTGCTTGAGCACTATTTTCTTTTTTTAACACCTCTCCAAATATTTCATATGTTCTTTCTACCGCCAATCTTTCAGGAGTTACAGGAAGACCGGATTCTCTTAATGCTACAACAGGATCAACATATGTTTTTTCAGCAACAGCATTCACCAATCTTGTTGCGTTTTCTTTATTAGGTATATTGTTTGCATCAGAAATAACCTGTCCCTCTGGAACAGTAGAATGTACACCCTGTTTTGCTTTGGAAACACCTGTTGGTTCTTCATAATACTGTTTCCAGTCTTTGCCTCTTATAGAATCTTCTTCTTTTATTACTAATTCTACATACGGTCTTTTACTTTCTGTTTCTGCTCCAGACTTATAACTGTTTATACGCCCTGTTGATATTTTTATACCCAATTTACCTTTTAACTCTCCTAATGTATTTGCATTATGATTAAGATCATATTCAGGAAAATTATTTTTTCTCATCTGTTCATTAACACTATTTTCTACCCCTTCCATTCTACTTGGTTTCCCTATCCATCCAAGAGGAATATATTGTATGATATCTTTTCCATCTTTTTTCATTTTTACCACACCATAAACTTGTTCATTATACCAAGGGTTTTCATCTGGAAGATGTTTTTTATTCGCTATTTCTTCTTTTGTTATACTATTATTTTTCATTCTTTGAAATCTTTCTACTTCAGGTACAGATACTATAATTACTTGATGAGATGCTATTCCATTGTTTATATCTTTACTATCCAAACCACTAATATATGAATCCATGTTTTCCTTTTCTTTAGGAGATCCACTAATCCATACTCTCATGTCAGTTTTTGGATTATATTCAATCTTTGCATCAAAAGAAGGAAAAAATGTTTCATTCTTAATATTATCAGGAACCCTATCGATTGTCTTTCCTATTATATCTGGATCTCTATAATTATATGTTTGATATCTATCCTTTGTTTTCTTAAATAACGTAACAATATCATCTTTATTCATTTTTTGTTTTACAATTTCACTTTCACCACCTTTAATAAGCTGGCGTTCAGACATATCTATCATGTCACTATGAAGTTTCATCTCACTTGGGCTTAACATCTCATTCTTGCCTTCTTCGGCAATAAGCTGTTTCATCCTATCACTATCTTCTTTTAATTTTATAGGATCTCTCATTTCTAAAGGAAAAGCTTCTCCTTTTTTTGCATATGTTAAATACGGGTTATGTTCACCCGGTTTGTTTGATAATATTTTACTTCTCATTTCTGTAACAAGTATATCTGAAAGCTTATTTTGGTCATCAGCCAGTGACTTAATTGACTTTTGCATTTCTGTAAGACTTCTTTCAGATTGTCCTGTTCCTACAAATCCATGTTCTCCTGAAGGTAGATACCACTTTGTTTTTGCTTTTGCAATCTCTGTTGGAATTTTATGTAACATCATCATCGTCAAAGCATTTGCAATTGCTTCTGAAGCATCAGGTTCTCCTTCTGCAAGATATTGTTCTGCCATACTTGCAGACCATACTGCAGCACCAAGTCCAAAGGTCTGAGGTAAACTTTTTGAAAAGAAACCAAGACCACCTCCATAAGCAGTATCAAAAATAAACTGTTTTGTACGTTCAGCTAGACCTGGATCTGGATCACCAAACATTGTTGGCATTGTTGTTCTTAATTGACCATATGCTGCCATGCCTACAGCATTTTTCACCATATTCTTTGCCAATGTCTCACCAATCTTATCTTTTCTTTCTATAAGTATTTTTCCTGTACCTTTATATGGTTGAGACATTACCCTATAGCCTGGTCTTTCTATTACACTTCCACCACCTATTAATTTTTTTACTTCTGCTAATTTCTCTGCACCTTTAACAACACCTGTAGCACCTTTAAATAAACCGGTTGCCACTCCTATACCTTTTACAATCTTCGTTGCTGCAGAAAATGGAATCATAAAACCAAGACCAGAACCTAAACCATATCCTAATGTTCCAGCAAAAGTCTCTGGTGGTTTTTCCATCGTTGGAATAACACCCATTGATGCCTCTTGTACAAATCCTTTTTGCATATTAGCCCAAAATGGAGGCAACTTATCCGCCTGTTCTGCTATAGATTTTCCTATTACTTTTCTAGATTCAGGAATACCTTTTAGATAATCCATGAAACTTTGTTCTTTCGGTTTGCTCCACTCATCAGCAAACTTTTTAGCAACATTCAAATCAAGTTCTCCAGACATTTCTCCAGTCTTTGGATCACTCTTTAAAAATGGATTAGGAACACTGTCTACATTATAATTCTTTGCTATATCTTGCCACCCTTGAGCCATTATTTTAGCTTGATCTTTACTTATAATTCCATTAGTTAATAAAGTAAACGGAACAGCTTGAATCTTTGTTTTTATTGTATGTTGATCATGTCTTATAGGTTGTAAATTTTCTAATGTATCAACTCCACCAGCCCAGAGCGGTGTTATATGATCTATCTGTATATTCTTATTTCCACCAGTCATCATTAACTTCATCTGTGCTATATTAGCCTGTTCATTCGGAGGAAGAGCGGCAAATTTATTTGGATCTGTTAAGGCACTTCTTTCTGATTTTATTAATTTCCCAGGTTGTGATGGATCTGATATATATTGTCCGCCACCTAGAAATTTAGGAATTGTTGATATTCTTGCAGTTTCTGTTGGAATTACCCATCTACCCTGTTCATCTGCTTTCCATGTCTGATATTCTTGACCAGCGGTGTCTTGTTTAGGAATAGGTGTAGACTTTCTATCTTTTGGTTGAACAAACGGTTCGTTCAGCGGGTAATCTACGTTCTGTTGTTCATGAACCTTAGAACCTAAACTAGAAGAACCAGAAGCTATTTCTTCTGGTGTCATTGCCTGTTGCGTCTGTCCACTCTGTCTCGCTATAAGTTTTTGTTGTAATTGAGCTATCAATTGACGTATATATTCTGAATTTGTACCTATCTGACTCGGTATTTCTCTTTTTGTACTTAGACCTTGAGGCAATTGTTTTTTATACAAATTAGAACCGCTTGAAAGAGCTTTTCCAATAGATGCTGTAGATTCTTGTGGAGAATATTGTGTGTTCTCAGGATATAGTGTTGGCATATTATTTTATTAGAGAAGGATCATAACCGAGTCTTTTTAAGTTATAATATTTTATAACATAAACAACATTATTTATAACATTTTCTATGTTACTGTTATCTATTGTTTTAATAATATGTCCATTACCGTCATCTCCTGTAAAGACTCCTCTTGCGTTTTCTGGATCATCTCCAAAATCAATAACTTTCGCTGTTTGATAGTTATCATAAATATCACCTAATAGAGAACTGTCTATTGAGTCTTTATATTTCTTTATCCAAGATTCTTTATCCATTTGTCCTCTTCCAAATGATCCAGGTGTTATATCTTTTAATGCCTCTATAAACTTATCTTTATTTTCACTAAGATAATTCTTTATATAGGGATCTGCTACATCATACATTCCAGATGTAAGCTGTTGAGAAACACCTTTTGCGTTCTGAAGTTTCTTGCTTCCGCTAAGATTAAACAATTGATTACTTCTTAGTTTAAGTTCTTTATATAATTGCGGAATATTAGATTTATGTTTATCCATTGTTACACTAAGACCACGGCCTATTTGATCTATAATACCTGCTTGTTTTTTTCCGTTATCAATAAGAAGATCAACCTCATAAGGTATATTTACACTAGGATGAAGTATACTATCTTTATCCACAAATCTATCACTATAATCTTTCTGTTCCGATATAAAATTACTATTATTATTATTTAAATCAATAATTGATTTAATAGTATTCAATTGTGATTTATTATAATTATCAAGTTTTATTTCCCAGTCTAATATTTTCTCTTTATCATTAGCATCATGTATCTGTTTCCATTTCTCATCAAGTTTCTTAGACCAATTATTATAATCTTCAGTTTTAATAGTGGATTTTCTTTGGAATGTTTCATTATAGTCATCTCTTGCCTTTGTATATTCATAATTTATACGATCTGATTCTCTATTATACGCTTCAATATTTGCGTTTAAAAATGCAGTGTAACTTTGATTTTGTCTACCTTTAAGAGTATTTAGATAATCAACATAATCATTAAGATGTTTGATATCGTCTGGATTAAATGTATCTATGAGTTTATGTTCTGTATCATTGATCATCTTATCTATGCCAGATATATATTCATCTCGTTCACGTATATATTTCTGTGTATCTGGAATAATTGTTTTTCCTAATTTTGCTTGTTCTATACTTTTTTCTTCCCAATATTTTAATCCTTTTTCTTTTTTAAGTGTCTCTGAAAGAGCATCTAGTTGCCTGCTTAGACTTGCGCCTATAGGTAGATATTCATCTGATGTACCTGGAAACATTTTCCTTAATTCTTCTATTGGTAATGAGCGAATATTTGATTTGAATACTTCTTCACCGGGGGATTCCATTGCAATCTTTTCTATATCATTTATTGGAGTTGTAGTTTTTTGTTCTGTTTCTTCATGTGTTGTCGGAGATAATCCATTATAATTTTGTTTCACTACATTTACAGCCGTTTTAGAATCAATACCGGCAGAGATAAGTCCATTATATAATTCATTTGCTCCTTCTTGTTGTATAGATATGCCTTTTATTTCTTCCGTCGTAATACCGTATTTTTGTGTAACCGGCTTTTGTACTACCTGTTGTTTTGATTGATTTATATTTGTTACATTTTTTGCAAACTGAGAACTATCATATGATTTATTGAGAGGAGGAAATGGTTCACGGGGTCTATTTTCAATAGATTTATTTTGTTTACCTAAAAGTTCTGCCTGTATTTCAAAATCGCTTTTTTGTTGTATTGGTTTATTTAAATTTAATAATGGAGCACCAGTATAAGAGGTACTACCAGTAGTAGATAAACTACCATTTTGTATATTCTGTTGAGGATTTTGTAAATTTTTTTGTCCTTGTTCATATAGATCCATTCCAGGAGTTCTAACAACCGAACCACTTTGATCAATATTAATCATTGGAGGAGCAGGAGGTAACACTGTTAATTTACTATATGGAGTATTTGTCTGTGGTGTATAAGGAAGATAATTAGTTTTTGTAGGAGCACTTTGACCCCATTTTGGTGTTACCGTTGTTGGACCACCTTGTCCATCTTCACGAAACTTTCTATCATATATTTTATCTATAGAATTAATGATAGATAAAGCCTGTTTTCTTTTCGTACTTCCAATAGGAGCATCAAAAGCAGCACCTATTATTTTAGAAAGTTTAGGATGGCTCATTATGGAATTAAATGCATCTATCTTATTTCTATGTTCTAACATATTTTATGAATTTAAAAATTTCGCAAGATAACTATATGGATTTAAATATATTCCGGCAGCATCACGTATACGATAATCAAGATGACTTCCAGTCCCTCCTGTAGTAGAATATGTATTTCCAGTAGCACCCATTGAGGCTATATCATCACCTGCATTTATTCTATCTCCAACGCGTACATATGATTGTGATAAATGACTGTATCTATGTTTCGCTCCATATGGATCTTCTACGACAACATAATTACCATATGCTTTGTCTCCTTGTTTCTTTCCCGTTACAACCTCCTTTACTACTCCAGGAGCAAATGCTTTAATCGCTGTTCCTATTTTATTAGCTATATCTATTCCTGGATGCTCCGCTTCAGAACGGGTTGACCCCATAAAAGGTGTTGTAATTGTTCCCATATCAGATATGAACTGTTCTATATTACCGTACGTTTTCGGTGAGCGTTTTTGAATATTAGAACCCTGTGGCTGTATTTGATTTCTTATTCTTAGTGGTATAGAAAGAGCGGATGCAATATTTTGAAAATTAGCATTCTCATCTTGATTGGCACCAAATTGTTGACCACGTAATTCTTCTGTTAAAGGCATATGATTTTAATAAGATGATTTTACAAGATTTGGAAATGAAACTTTTGGATTATTCTTTTTCTTTCTTTTACCTTTTCCAGCACCTCCTTGTCCAAAAGATGGAAGTTTACTTATATCAATATTCTGACCCTGCAATGATATTTTTACGGCATCATTTTGTAGATCAGATTTAGAAAGATCTTTTGCCCATTGTGGAATAATGCTTTTGTTTGGTGTTATATCTGGAGTTTTAATCTGCTCTGTAGGAAATTTTTCAAAGTTTCCTGTAGCATTAATACCCCATCCAGCAGGAGCACTATCTGATTTCCTTATGGTTGGTTGTGGTGTTGTATCAACAGGTTTTATAGGAGCCTGTTGTTGCGGCTGTGGCGTAATAGGAGCCTGTTGTTTTACAGGAGAAGGTGGTTGATAATATCCTGAAAATTGATTCTCAACTGTTCTTTGATTAAGATCAGCTTGATCTCGTGCAACCTTCTCTTTCTCTGCTAAAATATCTTTCTTTTTTTCTGCAGCAACTCTTGCATCTGTAGACTCTTTATTTATCGCATCTAATCCCTCATATTTTTTAGCATATATAATACTTCTAAGATTTCCATTCTCATCTAATATCTTATTTCTGTAATTATTTATCTGTTCATCAGATAGATTAGGATATTTAGATTTTAATGTTGCAACACTCATACTATTAACCAAATCTTGACTTGGTTTTATTCCCCACTTAACACTTCTATAGTCATTAGGATTTAAACCTTTAGACGCATCTTCTGCATCTAATTTTTTTATTTGATCAGGTGAGGCATAATTCTGATAGTATTTTGATTGTGCTTCTTCTTCTGTTGTCTTCTTTACATCTCTATTGCGCTGATCGTTCAACCTAACCGCTTTTAGATAATCATCTATCTGTTCACTTTCAATTCCACTACCAACCAGTCCTGATTCAGATGATTTATTTAGAATATCTTGCAATTGTCCCCAAGCCTGTTGTGCATTATCACTCAATCTTATTCCGATTTTACGTTCAACATCTTTTACAAAATTATTATAATCACGATCAGCAACTATTTTCTCTGATTCTGTTTGAGCGTTTAATTGTGCTGTTTTAAAATAAGCAAGATCTGTGAGTGTTTTATCTGCATCTGCCTTTAATTGCTCATCAGTTCTTGGTTTAAAACCGGGGGTTGCCTTAAAAGCATCTGCAGGAAGATTATTAACTGGTGTATCCCAAAGATCCTTATTATCAGACATCACAGATTTTGGTAACGAAATTCTTATATCACTACCTGCAGCTTTACCTTCTGGTGTAGAAGAATATTGTGTTTTGTCTTTTGCATCATCTATGAACCGAGAATTATCATATTGTGTATCACCTTTTTCTTGAGCTTGTCTTTTTATTAAATCTTTATAAATATCAGTTAATGTATATCCACCATGAATTGCCGCATTTACATAAAATGCCAATAAATCTTTATTCTTTGGATCCTGTGTAATTCTTGTTATAAATGCAGAATCAAGACCAGATTGTGGATCATTCTTTAATCTCTCTAATGCATTACTTATTTTTATACCATTTTTAATAACATCACCTTGCGGTGCTTCTTGCTGTCCGTAATGTTTATTTATATTATTAACTCTAAATTCTGGATCAGTTGTTTTTGCATAATCTGAATAACCATATTTTGCATCTAATGTATGAAAATCACTTAATGCACCACCTGGCATTGTATGTTCAGATGATGGAAGTGTTGTTATTGCTTTTTTTGCTGCTTCAGGATCATTATACGATGTTAAAAAAGCATTCCATGAAAGAAATGGTCTGAGTTCTTTGTTTTTTAAATCAACAACAAATACAGTAGAATCATTATCAAATTTAACCAAAGAATAATCACCTAATGGATATAATTTAGATCCTCCACCTAACGTTGATTCAAGAATTCCACTTGTAGATTTATTATTATTAGATATATCTTGAGGTGAAGAACCTTGAGGTGAAGAACGTTGTGTATCTGTAGCTCCAGTACTAGTAGATCCTTGTACTGAATTATTTTGAGTTGCAATATTTTCATTCTTCTTTGTCTGTGCCTCTAATTTACTTTTTTGAGAATTTACAATTGATTCAGTATTTTTTTTTCTTCTTGCGTCCAAATTAGAAGATAATTTTGTAAACTCAGAATTAGGTTGAGAAGCCCACCATTTCAATTCACTCTCAGATGCCTGATATCCGTAATCTGAAAATGTTTTTGCTATTTGATCTTTATCAAGATTAGGCGTTTTATTAAAAGAATCAGACTGTGTCTTTGTAAAAGATGTTGGTTTACTGGGAGTAGTTGGAGTAGGTGAAGAAGTTTTTACAGTTGGAGTTGTCGTAGAAGATGTTTTATTTTTTAACTGATTGATATCAATACCCTGACTCTGTAGTGAAATTTGAACAGCTGGATTTTTCAAATCTTCTGCAGATAAGTTTTGAACCCATGTAGGAATATTTTGTTGTGGCATTCCAGCTGCAGTTACTTTACTATAATCAGCTTGTGCCAATGCATTTCTACTCGCAAGTTCTTGGGGGGTTATGTCTCTTGCTCCAGTATACCCTGGCTGTTGTTGTTGCATCAGGTTTTGATATGTTTGTTTTGGCATAAATACACCATCAGCAATAACATAAGGAGTGTCTGTCAATTCAGAAGGAACGTCAATAAAATTACCACTTAATCTTGTTCCACCAGGATAGTTACCAGTACCTCCTTTTTCTCTAAGAAAGCGGTTTAGGTCTCCTGCCCTTCTTTCTTGGTCTGATGATGTTAATGCGTATGGCATATTGTTATTATTTATATCGCGTTAGATTGTGTAGACATTTTTAAACAGAATATATTCTAATCTCTCCCCGAGCACCATCAGCACCAACGGCACCTAAATTACCCCCCCCACCGCCTCCGCCGCCTGCACCTGGAACTCCACCAGCACCACCAGCACCACCAGTACCAGATGTTCCACCACTTCCGCCACCGCCGCCGCCTGTTCCAATATCTCCATTTGTTCCTGCCGTCCCAGCACCTCCATTCCCAGATCCTCCTACTCCTCCAGCACCACCAGCACCACCACCTCCTGCAGAGTATGATTGAATGTTTCCACCAGCACCGCCAGGACCAGGAGTTGTTGCTCCACTACCTCCACCAGGTGCTCCAAAAAGTGAACTTCCTCCGGCTGGACCAGGTGTCCCTTGTCCACCTCCAGATCCCCCACCCCATTCTGCTGATTTTCCATCTGAAGTAACAGCACTTCCTGCTCCTTGCCCACTTAATCCATTCGATCCAGCAGTTATTGCAGTTGAACCTCCAAGTGAACTTGCACCAACCTGACCTAATTGACCAGCACCTGCCCATCCTCCTCCTCCGCCGCCTGAATATGTTCCACCTTGTCCTCTTATTCCACCATTACCACCATATGCAGATATATAAGAACCGAATGAAGATGTTGCACCTCCAGAGGCATCTCCACCGACAGCTCCTGCCGCTCCACCTGCTCCTATCGTTATTGCTACAGTCGCAGATAAATCTGAAGCCTTAAAAACTTTTTGTATAACAGCACCGCCTCCACCGCCAGTACCACCTCCGAAAGAACCTGCGTTCTGTCCTCCTCCACCACCACCTCCTCCTGCGATGACTACAACTACAACTAATGAAGCTCCGGCTGGTTTTGTCCATATTCCATTCGCTGTGAATATTTGAAGATTTCCAACATTTGAACCAGTTATTATCGCGCCAGACATAGTTACAACCCCAGATTGTGTAACTGTGAAAGTAGGACTTCCTGTAGGACCAGCAGCTATTGCTGTTGCGCTTCCTGGAGTCAAAGCTACGGTATTTCCTCCAGTTACAACAGTGATACTTCCTGCAGTTATAGTCCCTATATTAGCACTTATAGCCGAGAGTTGTGAGACATTCATTAATGCCGCTGTAATCGAGTTTGCTACTATTGCATTAGTAGCAAGTATCTTTAATCCTCCTATACCTCCAAATACCTCAAATTCAGCCTCTGTTGCTCCGTTTATAGCCGTAGCGACTAATACCTTACCAGAACCTACTGCTGTAGTCGCAGTCGTTGTTACTTGATATGCGATTATTGAAACGGCTATATCTAAATATATATACGTCCGTGCCGCCATATTCCCTGTATTGCCTGCTCCTATAGCGTATGAAGTGCCTCCTGCAGTTGTAAATGTACCTACTCCCCATGAAACAGTATCTAAATCAGTAGAAGAGAATGCAGATGTCTGTGTCCATCCTTGGGCGGCTATATTAATGTTAGATAGGGCTACAAGACCAGATAATGTAGAAGTAGCAACAGAACCGCCAGTGATAGTTATATTTGAAAATGTACCGACTCCTGCATTACTTATCTTAGCTATTGCCGCTGCAAACGTACCAGCTCCAAGCCACATGTTACCATCAACATCTACATGGAATGACGTTGCGTCTGAACCGCCTATGTCTATGGATGATGCCTCAATACTTCCAGAGAAGAAACCGTTCATCGCCTCAATGTTTCCTGTACGACCATCTATAATAAATCCCTGTTTTCTCGGTAAATAATTACGTGACTTTATCCATGTACTTATAATTATATCATTAAGTGTCTTTCCCGTCTCTACCGTATTTTCACCCTGATTTTGATTATAGTCAGATGGATTTACCGTACCAGAAAGTGGCACAGGTGTTTCAGAAGTTCTATTTAGTGAACTACTGTATGGTCTATCAATTGTTGTATAATCTAAATCAGGCATATTTTACTCATAATCAGTTTGTATTGCATCCTCTTCATTCGAAATTAAGTAGTTTATTGCCATCTTACTTACCTTACATACTCTTTTCGAATTTTCTCGTAATGATAGTCTTATATTTCTACATCTAGGAGGATTTCCAACAGCACCATCAATTCCTACTACCTTTAATAATGTACATCCCTTTGCTGACTCACCATCTATCTCATACCATTGTCCCATATCTGTAGATATAAAAGTCTTAAGTCCACTTCCGCGTTCTGTTTCTATTACTATTTCTAATGGCTTTGATGATCTTTCAAATGTTGTTCCAAGCATTAAATTTGATGTATCAGCCCTCATCGGTATCTCTCTACTATTATCAGTATTACCAGATAAAAACTCTAATACAGACATATCAAGTGATCCTCCTGCCAACATGCATCTATCAACATTTGTTTCCTCTACCCATGTAGTCATATCTACAGCACTTATTCCTGTATGTATGTACCAGTTATCCTGTAATATGTTATGTTCAACCATTACATTACTCAACGTTTTATCTGTAGATCCATCTGGATTATAAAGAGTTACAGTTCCTAATGTAAAAAATACACTCTTACCTTTCTTTCCAGCTACAGAGTTTTCAAGACCACTTTTAGTTGATCCATCAAAATATTTCTGAACTTTGTCAGATATTTTTTGTGGCATTTCAGCACCCGTTGTTTTAAAAATTCCTGTGTAATGTATGAAATATAATGAACCACTATTCTTAACATAACCCTTCCTAGATATACAACCATAATCAGTTTCTATATTCTGAAGTACAACATCATTCCATACAGATAAACCACTGTTACTTGCTATTAGCATTACATTCCCTATATTTACCATCATTTTTATCTCTTCATTCCCTGGTCCACCTATTCTGAACATATCGTAATCTTTCGCATTTATACCGCTTGCAGATGGATTATTAACCCATCTAAATTGTTTTGCACCGGAAAATGTTCCATTAGCCCATAATTCATCTGAAGCTAATATCGTAGTAAAACCAACTTCATATGTCGCTCCCCCAGTTAGGATTATAGTACTTTCTTGCACTGAAGAAACAGTTATAGTTGCGACTTTATTTGGTCCCCTATATACCTCTAGATTTCTATTGCTCGCATCAGTATAAATGTACTTATTATCTGTTATAGATATTGTCGTATCTGCAGGAGCTGCAAGATCTGCGCTCACCAAAGCAACTATACCTAACGGTGGTGATGATCTTAAAACGCTTGTTCTATAACGAATATTCGTATATGTAAAATCTGCAACGTATAGTTTTCCTTTATAATAATTTATTACATTTGCCTTAGGACAATTAAATAAATGACCGGTTGAGTTAGATGATGTAACAACAGTAGTACCATTAGACGTTATATATCTACTGGCATTATTATAGTTTACCAAGAAGAAACATTCTTCTGCTATTGTATAATCAAATGCGTCTAAAATATAAGTATCTAACGCACCACTATTATATCCTTCTTTTATAAAAACCCTATCAAATATATTTATATCAAAATTATGATTATTAGGAATCACATCTTCTACTATTGGAACAAAATCTTCTACGTTTATTAAATAATTCATGAAAATATCTACACCAACTACAAGATTTGTTCCTCCACTAGTTAACGCAGTCCAAACATTAGAAGAATTTAGGTAATATATTGATGTTGTACTTCCTACCTTTGATATCCTATATAACCCCCTTCCGGTTGATGATGGTATAGCAAAACTAAATACACCATAATTCTTTATAGGTGTTATACCACTTCCAAACGCAGTTTCTCCCTCTCTTTTCTCTATTGTACCTATCGTTCTAGATCGTACATTCTCAGCATGCATCAATTCAGTCTTTTTCGCTATATTAGAAGCAACAGCACCGTTCACGCCATCAAAATAATCTATATTAATTCTAGATATTTTACTATTTTTTACCATATACAGGGATATTAAAGGCAGTATTAACATTCCATCTATATTTAAATATTCTATTGTGTAATGTTCCAGATTTAAAATTTAAATATTTTTCCCATTCATTTATATTTAATCTCTTACCATTATATTCTATAATCTTAACACAATTTCTATTATTATTTTGTTCTTTAATGGTAACCCATCTACAATTTTCTTTATAATAATGATTTAATCCATTTATTCTATCTATTTGAGTATTTTTTTCTCCATATTCTATACAATGTTTAATATAAGATTCATACATATCATTTTTAAAATTCTTAAAAGACTTCCATAAACACCTTATTCCAATATTTCCATATCTGACATAACTAATATTATTTTTATTATTACATCTTTGTTTAATACCCCTCCAAATTTTACAAAATCTCGAATGACTAAGGCCGTGTGAATATCTTAATCCTTTTTTTAATTTTTCTTTTATTAGACATCCGCAAGATGTCGTATGATTTTTTTTACTAATATTCTCTGCATAAACTATAACTATATTCCCACAACTACATATACATTTTAATATCTTTCTTTTTCTTTTACTTGTTATACCGAAAATTTTAGATCCCAAGTCTTCAATTACTCTTAATCTACCTGACTTTTTATTTATATAATTTATTCTTTTTATATACATATGTTATATATTAGCCGAAGATATAATACTCCAACTATCTTTATTAGCATCTCTCTTAATAGCAAATATCTTCATATTGTTAGTACCCTCACCGAATATCTTATAATAATTAGCCGCATTAGGATTATTAGTCTTAAGACATGCCCTGTACATTACAAAATCTTTAAGACAATAAAACCCTCCATTCGGTAGATCTATAACATCCTCATATGAATCTAAAACAGGTGCTCTATTAACGTAATTATATGTATATGTAGTAGAGGCAGTTGGTGCCGGAACAAATCCTACATATTTACCTCTAATATAATATTTCGTTACATTACCGTCATACTGTAATGTTTTATTAAGTGATATAAATGGTATTTCAAGATCTTGTTGATCTGTAATATTTATAAGATTCCCAAAGTCTGTAGCCAATAGATATTCACTTGTTCCAGATACCACTGAGATTGGCTGACTTATCTGAGCCCCATATTCTTGATTAACCATATTCAGGCTATTCCTGAGCATCTCATATCCCTCATTTGACCATATATACAGGTCATCTGTAGTAACTATCTTTAATTCTTTGTTATTTAAGAGACTTAATACTCCATCAAACAATTGTTTTATAGTATCCCTTGCAAATCCAGTATATGGTATTGGATTTGATGCGGCAGACATTAATGTTGATACAGAATTATATAATTTAAACCAACCATAACCAGTACTATTTGTATCATCATCAAATGTAGTGAACCAACTGTTTGCTTGAATACTATTAAATCCAGTCAATGGAGCAGAGGCACTGAATGTTGTCGTTGTTGTACGATAAAATATTATCTGATTATAAGGAATAATAGATATCTTTGTACTTTCATTATGAGCGAATGTTGTTGCTGCAGTAAATGTAATTGTCTGTGTTGTGTTATTTGTAGATAAAACACGTCTTATTTCACTATTCTCAGATCCAAAATTACCTAAAAGTACAAATTTATCAGCAGAAAAATCAGATGCATTCGTCACCACAACTGATGTTGAAGCAGATGAATAATTATCTACTAAAAACGCATATTTAGCATTAGTGAGTAGTTCTCTATTGTCTGCCTTTAATGTTGTCATATTGTTATTTTTTATTATGAACCCATGATTTTTCCAGAAGAATTACCTCCAAAAGGTCCAGCGGATTGAGAGTATATTGCCAGATAAATATTGGTAATTGCTTCAGTTATTGTAAATGTATCATTTATATTTATTACTCCGAATAATGTTATAGAAGAACTTTCGGTTATTGTATCTACGTCATTTACATTTATATTAAGGATATCTTCAGGATCTACACTATCTGATATGGTTATCTGATCATTTACGTTCAAATAGTTATCAATACTCATTATAACGTTCTCAGTTATACTAACACTTTCACTGAGATTTATAAATGATGTAGCTAAAATTGATATATTTTCTGTAATAGTGAATTGATCATTCACAGCTATATTTAATACATCTTCAGGATCTACATTATCAGTTATTGTTATTTGATCACTTACATTAATGCTTATATTAGAGATTGTCAGAGAGACACTTTCTGTTATAGATAGCTGATCATTCACAACTACATTATGTGTGAGAGCTACATTTACACTTTCTGTAATTGTGAGCTGATCATTAACATTAATACTTAGATTAGAGATTGTAAGAGTGACACTTTCTGTTATAGATAGCTGATCATTCACAACTACATTATGTGTGAGAGTTACATTTACATTCTCTGTTATAGATAGCTGATCATTCACAACAACATTATGTATGAGAATGACACTAACACTTTCTGTTATAGATAGCTGATCATTCACAACAACATTATGTATAAGAGTGACAGAGACACTTTCTGTAATAGTTAATTGATCATTTACAACAACATTATGTATGAGAGTGACAGCAACACTTTCTGTAATGATGAACTGATCATTCACAACTACATTTAATATATTTTCTGGATCTACATTATCAGTTATTGTTATTTGATCACTTACATTAATATTACTAAACAATAGAACAGAGACACTCTCTGTAATTGTGAACTGATCGTTTACAATCACATTATGTGTGAGAGCTACATTTACATTCTCTGTTATTGATAATTGATCACTTACATTAATATT